TATATAGAGATCATTTTCAATCTCATCTGTAACTGTACCTTCAGGCACAAATTTTTTACGCTGTAGGTCGTGTTCTGCTTGATATACTTCAGGTTCATCTCCACCGCTCATACCAGAGCAGTACCAATCAATATAGTCGCCCTTGCCCTGCAGATCTGCAACTATTCCGCCTGCGCTGCGCCAAGAACATGACCAGTATTCGCTCTTAAGGATGGTTAATATATCATGCTTCTGCCAGCGCACATTGCACAGTGCAGCATACAGATTCTGTGCATAGCTGTCCACACGGCACTTTTCAATCACCCACTTGGTAGTACGTAGGTCCCACTCTAGATTGTTTTCTCGCCATGCTGGCTCTGCTTCTTGTTCTTTTGCTCTGGCATTCCAATCCTCGTAGAACTTGATCATGCGTTGCACATGTGGATCATCAAGACTTTTGCCAGCTTCAATGGCTCGCTGAATATATGCTTCCTTCTGGAAGGTTCCACGATCTGGACTGCTTGCTAGGTCGTCGTTCATGCTGATAGTCTATCCATCATTAGTTCATAGTCTTTGACATGAGCAACACATCTGATATAACCCTGTGCAATGGCCCAGTTTAATGTTGTGGCAACATTGGCAGGAGCACCTGGTGTAACTTCTAGCGAAGCACGAGGATGTACAATCATGCCTTCAATAATATTGAAGTCGGGTTCGCCTGCACGGATCGTGCGAACTAGGCTATTAGGTGCGGTGTAGATCATTGTAGATTACGGTTGCCACGTTCTACTAGAGCACCAAGGATTTGTTCAAACTCATCGTCGCTGATGCTTTCGTCCTCTAGTAGAGCGTCTATATCCACTGGACGACTCTGTGCTTCAAGTTCTTCGGGAGTCATGTTGGCAAACACATTTTTGATTTCTGCCAACAGTCCATCCAGTTCTTCCTGTGTGCCTTCAAAATGATCAAAGCAACCAGGTGCAAACGTTACTTTCATGGGTTCTTTTTTATCAGTCATTTTCATTTCCTAGTACAGCAATAATTTCTTCTTCTTTAAAGATAGTGAGCTCAACGCCGCTTACATTGATCTTTAATCCTGTGCCGGCAGCAAACAACACACGGTCGCCTACTCTAAGTGCCACTGGAATAACAACACCATCCTTGTTGCGTTTGCCTGGCCCTACTTCTTTGATAATGCCTTCTGTTGGGCGATCATCTGCTTTGGTTAACACAATACCAGTGCTGGTAGTGGATTCCGGAGCAATAGGTTCTACTGCAATTCTGTCGTCTGTTAGTCTCATTTGTTAACTCCAAATTTTACTATAAGGTCTGATTCAATTTTCTTAAGAGCAGTGTTGTATCCAATTTCCCAATCGTTGTGTACATCAGTGATAGTGCGTTCACGTAGAGTGGCAATACACTCTTGAACCACAGCGTCACCAAATTGATTCAGTAGGTCGCCGCCTACTGTGGGATAATGACTGCCACCTACTTGTAGTGCTATGTTGTGATATTTTGGTTTCATGATCTTAGTATCCTTGCTACCTGTTCTGATTCAGGGTATGCTGCGCTCAAACACTCTGAGTACTGTGTGGCCTGCTCGCTGATTCTAACCAACTCATGCTTGCCGCAGAACTTTAAAAACTTAACACCAATCTGTGAAATGTTTTTAGGTACTGCATTGGTTGCAATGGTCTCAGCAATTTTTACTTTGATATCATCTGGCTGTGCTGTCAGATCCACAATGGTTACATTGCGTTCATAATCATCCAGCACACGATGCTCGGCACCGTTATGATCGGTCCAACGCTGGAGCATGAGATTGTTCCAATTGAATCCCTTACGATCCATGTCTGCAAATGCTTCTTGCAATCCTACTTTGTTCTTACTGCCTTTGGTACGCACCCCAGGATATGCACTGAACACGTTGTCAGTGGGATCGCCACGCATGCACTTCTCAAACAGGATCCATTTAGGGTCCGGAATCTGTTTGGGTTCTTTGGTCTTTTTGTCAACTACCAACTTGCCTTTGGCATCAAAGATGCCTTCTAGAGTGTGTAGCTCATCTGCCACACCGTTGTACTGCTTTACATTGGTAGACAGCAATTGGTGAAAGTCTGTGTCACTGCTCACAATAATATGACTGTCCTGTGGATGTGCTTGGATCCAACCTGCTACCAGATCATCTGCTTCAAGGTGTTCATGACGCAGAACTGTGCAGTTGCTTTTCTCAATAAAGAATGTTTTAAGATCATCAAACGCTGCCCAAAATGCAGCATCCTCTTCTAACTGTGCATCAGTGAGTGCCGCACGAGCAACGGCACGATTTTTCTTATAAGGTTCGTAAAAGTCCTTGCGCCAGCTGCGACCTTCTAAACATACTACCACATGGTCAGCACGTTGATCGCGCCAGGCCTTGTATATGCTAGCAAGGGTTACGTGAATAGCAAAGCCCACTTTTTCTTCTAGTGAGCTTGCTCGGTGAGCTGCATGGCGAGCTCGAAAAAAGGTATTAGCAGTATCGACGATTAAATAGTTCATGGAGTAATAATAGCACTTTATTTACCCCTTGTCAACCACTTATGGCGTATCAATTAGCCACATTCGAAATGTACCATTCTTCAGTGTATCCATCTCTGAGCCAAAAACGGCTACGATCCACACGAGTCAAAGAATCCTTAAACTCGTTTTTAATCACACTGCGCACCACATGCTGCATGACACCATTATAGGTGCCGCGGCACTCTTGGTTGATACTGTAAAAACTAACAGCACGATCAGCAATAAACTGTAGATACGTGGTCAATGAATCCTTGTCCATTTCGGGCATGCTGTCACAGTTCAGCACCAGATCAAATCGATCCACACGATGTTTCAATTGGTCTGGAGTGATAAACTGTACTGCGGCTGTGCGGGTTTCGTTGTGCAAACTGATATTTTCTGCACCAATGTTTGCAGCCAACTGATATGCTTGACATGTGGCCACACTGGGAATGTCAACCATGAAAATGTTTCTGTAACCCAACTGGTACAGCCAGTATGCGGTAAATCCAGCACCGCCACCAATTTCTAAAATACGAGAATCCAATGGATACTTTTCTTTGATCTTGAGTGCAATGTACAAGGACATTAGGTCGCGGTCACTGAACAGTCCTCTAGAGGTTTTCATACCCCATAGGCCGCCTTGCCAACGAGGTGCTACAATAAACTTAGGAGAATTTTCCAACAGGGTGTTTACTGCTACTTGCACAAACGAAGCACCCTGTTCATGATTCTGTGGACCAATCACGCCAAGGTATTCCATTACTCCTAGGAAAACGTCCCAGTGTCGCGACAGTCGCATGCGCATGGTCTCTGGTGTCTGGTTGTATATCGTGGTTTCAATATCACCTTGACTGATTCCGTGCATCAGCGGACTCTGGTGCATGAGATTCAAGTGCTGATGCGCAGGCTCCAATTGATCATTGTTTAACCAATCCAGTAAAAACTGATGACGTTTGACCATGTCGCCCCACATGTGACCATCCTTTTTATTCCAAGAATAGGCTTTAACAGAGTTGGCCAAACGTTGCATTAGCACTGGATCATATGCCAGATCTCCTGCACCCCATGCACCTTCTGGTTGGTATGGATCACGCTGACCATAATGGTTGCGCTCTACCCAGGTTAGGTCGCGAGTGAGATATACTCTATAGTCATCTTTTTCAAAGTGCTCGGTTTGAATGTGAGTGTGTAAAGTATGTGTCATTAACTGATCTCCGTGCGGCCATTGCCTAGGTCTCTACGCTGCACGATTCTGTTCTCGCCAGTTTGATTAGCTGCCCACTGTTCAAAGTTTTCCATGAGCACATTGCGGCAGATATCCTGAAACCATTGATCCACAATTTGTGCATCATCTTTGCCTTGATAGCCTGCTCGCATGAGCTTGGCCACAAAGATATCGTTCCAGTCTAATTCAAATGCACCATTCTGTACATTGTCTGGATCAACTTCCACACTAACCACACTCACATAAGGCTCACCTGCTTTGGTAGCAGCAGCCTTGGCGCTGGCACTGACTTTGAGCTTGGGATCTGCCTTGGGAGCTTTTGCAGTGGTTTTCTTTGCAGGAGTTTTGGCAGCAGTCTTTTTAGCAGCAGGTGTTTTCTTTGCAGTAGCCATTACTTGCCCCAACCATTGCCCCACAGATCTACATGTAGACGAGGGCTGTAGTAGTAACCGCGTTTCATTGCTTCGTCAGCAATAACAACTCGATTTTGATTATAACTATCTGCGGTACCGCCCACAGGCATAACATACACATTGCCCATGAATCCACCAGCACGATATTCGCTGACTGCTTGATCAACTTCTTCAAAGTCTTTGATATCACCAACCACAAATTTCAAGTATGTGACACCAACTTCTTGATACTGTTTGACAACGTCAGGCTTGATTGCATCTGCCCAGTTCTCGCCGCTTACACTCAGCTTGGGACTAACACTGAAAGTCATTTCGCGCCACTTGCCAAAGTTTTCTTGCATAAACTCTGCATCCATGTGCCACTCTTGAATCCAGTTATGAAACTCTTCTGATAGTTCTTGAGTTCCATTGGTTTCAAATGTAACATCGCACAAGGTCTTCATGCCCAGATGAGTCAGCAGTGACTCATAGTTTTTCTGCCAGCCCAGCAATGGCTCGCCGCCAGTGATTACCAAATGAACTCTGTTGCCGTTTGCCTGTTGCCAATCACCACCAGGCAGCAATGACTTGATCTTGGTAACAATCTCTTCATTGTCCATGGCAGGACTAAACTCTTTAAACTTTGGATCCCAGCTGGCATAGCTGTCGCATCCAGTCTGTGCCAATGGCAAGTCTTCAAAACGCTGGTATTTGTCAGGGCTTGCTCGTACCAGTTCAATGATTTTTTCACGCTCTGTGCTTTTCTCTCCTGGCTTGCAACCAAAGCCTTCGCATTTAAAGTTGCATCCAAAGGTGCGCATGAATATGCTGGGTACGCCTACAAATCGACCTTCGCCTTGCGCTGAATAAAAGATTTCGCTAATTTTAAATTTCATTTGTTTAAGTCCTCAATTGTTTTATTATACAGTATATGCCAGTTGCGATCAAGCCAACTGTGTATGTCTTCTGGGTTCCAGTCTGGAATTACAGCAAGCAATTTGTCCAGATTGGCCTGACTTTCCCACTGATAGGTTGCCAACATTTGTTCAGGCATGGGAACTACTGCCAATTGACAACTGGTTACTCCTGCCAATCGTTGACAGGTTTTAGCAATGTCATAAAAGGTATCTGTTTTACCTGTGCCAATGTTGTACACTCCAGTAACCGCTGCTGCTCGTAGCAGTTCCATGGCGCGAATGGTATCATCAATGCTGATGAAATCTCTACTGCCAAATCGACCGTTGTGATGCCATACGGTTAATCTGCGTTCTGTGGCTGCTTGATTTAAAAAACGTCTAACTGGGCTAGGTTGTCGCTTGTGTTGTTCTCTACGTCCATACACATTAAAGAACCGCACACCCTGTACAGGCACAGTGAAGTTTTGTGTAGCGCACCAATTGTCAATGGCCAGCTTGCTCACACCATACAGGTGCATGGGCTGTACAGGTCCCCATTCAGGACTGTTATTCCATGGACCATATATACTAGCTGAACTGGCATAGGTAATACCGCAGCCCTGTTGTTCTGCAAATCTAATCCAATTCTGTGTGTCTTCAATATTCTTTTTAACCAGCTCTTGCCAGTCTGCTGCATCTGTGGAACTCACTGCACCCATGTGATAAACCCATTCAATGGGTTCTTGTGCAGTCCAGGTTTTACCTCGATCATCCCAATCCAGGGCATGAACTGTTTTACCCTGTGCTTCTAAGTACTCTATAAGTTCGCTGGCAATAAAGCCGCGGTTGCCTGTGACAACAATCATTAATCTAGATCTCCACCTTCACTGTCACCTTCGACTACTGTGTGTGCTGTTAGTTTTTTCTTGTAGTTGCCCATGCCTGGAATGGTATTACGTACTCCGCCCACTGGATCAGCAACATCGCCGTTGCGTCTTGGAATCAAGTGTATGTGTGGCCAGTTGACTGTTTGTCCTGCGGCTGCGCCGTAGTTTAGTCCAATGTTGAATCCATCCCATTCACCTGTATCTACCATGTTTTTACCATGGGCGAACGCATCTTCGAAAGCTTCTTTCAGCACACTCACTGTGTTGTATTGCGGTACAAACAACAAATGTCCTGGTGTACAAGGATACTTATCATAAAACACAGCCACATGAAAATCCTTGCGCATGGTATCAGTCCATGGAGCTTCGCTATCGTCAATATGATCAGGGCCTACGAAAATGCGTTCGTCTTTCATAAATTAATCTCCGTAAATGGCTGAGTTTCCGCTGTGTTCAAAGCATTCTACACTTTTCAAAAACACACGTTGGTATTCATCTCCTATGAGATTTTTGTACTTGTTGTCAGGTTCGTCATACAACCATTGTTGCACATGCTCGTAAACCATTTTTGCAAATGCTTCACAACCCACAGCAGGCAGCACACGGAATGTGGCAACATCGTCGCCTAGTGCTTGAATCTTTTCCAGTGCAGGATCATCTTCTGCTACTGCCACAGTGTGATCAAAGTTTTCACGCAGCCAGTTTTCAATTTGATTCAGTCCGCCAAAATCCTGCACCCAGTTCTTGTCGTCAAGCTCGTCTGCTTCAAATACAAAACGGAATCCTAGACTGTAGCCATGCAGTTTAGAACAATGTGAGTGCGATGCCTTCCACTGACGAAAAGCACAACTGAGTCCACGCTCATTGCCATAAGTTTTGGTACTAAAGTATCTAGCCATTTAAATCTCCGAGGTTGATTGTTGAAGTGTTACATAATAACACAGTAGATGTTGTGTGTCAAGAAAAACGAAGAATGAGTATTACCAGTGCCGAATTACACCTGCTACGATTACCAAATTGGTTAGTAGGTAGCACGTTACAATCAATGTGCGAACTATGGCCACAGCATCCGCTTCCTGTTTAGTAGCACCGGACTTTTCGCCCAGTGCCTTGGCCCATATTCGCCAGAATTTACGCAAATAGGTCTTCATTCCATTCACGGTGACCTTCTCTAAAGGCCATGTTGCTCTGTGTTTCGCGTACTTCCACACGATAGCACCAGAGACGCTTGGATTCGTGATCGCCCCAATAGTCTGGAATGTACACACCATTTACAAACTTGTACAGTTGATCGGAAAGAGCTTCGCAGCCCAGTGCAGGAAGAATGGTCAGCTTGGCCAACTTACGTCTTTCCATTTCCTTGTAGAATTCCAGTTCTGGATCGTCTTGTGCAACCAAAGTGGTATGGTCAAATTGACTTTCCAAAATGGCCTTTAGCTCTTTGAGACCACCGTAGTCTGCGGCCCAATTACGAGCATCAAGGTCGTTGGTGCCAAAAAAGAACTTCATTGAAAATGAATATCCGTGATTTAGATTGCAATGACTGTCTGCTCTCCATTGTCTATAAGCGCATGGAAATGCGTCGTGATATTCTTTGGTTGATGTGTACTTGTATTGTACTGGTTGTAGTGACATGCTGTTTCTCCTATGTTTGTTAGCATAGGCTGGCAGAGTTTATGAATCGGGATGAAGCCAAGGCCGATGAGACAAATATTTATTTTTCGCTAGGTCCGCCAGTATCGTCTGATCCCACTGGATCGTTGCCTAGTTTCTTTTTGAAGTCTTCTGCAAACGACACACGCTGTCTAAGCTCACTGCTGCTGAAACTGTGATCACGACCATTGAAGTATAGTTCGATGTTGCGCTTGTGACAGATTTCACGGCCTGTGAATTCCTTGCCTTCATACTCAACACCTAGAATACGCACATCGATTGGTAATATCAACAGCAGGTCTTCTAGATCTTTTTCTGTGTTGTAGACCCATACTTCGTCTACATATTTGCAACCTACCAGTTGCAATTGTCTTTCCACAATGCTCTGCACCGGTCTGTTCTTAGTAGGACGATCCAGTGTTGGATCATTCTGCAATGCACAAATCAAATACTCACATTTTTCTTTTGCTTCTCGCAGCATGGCAATATGCCCGGCATGCAATAAATCAAACGTACTGGCGGTAAAGCCAACTTTTTTACTATTTAACATTTAGTTCTCCCACCAATTTTCCCAAGGAAACACCACCCATGCAGGTGTTTCTAGTTTATTGATATCTGTACCCACGTAGTCTACATCTTTAAATCCGCTGGTAACATTGTTTACTAACACAGCGAATCGAACGTTATTGTGCCAGATTGTATTCCATTTTGGATCACTTGGCAAACAACTGCTCTGCCAATCGTCTTTGATCCAGTCCAGTGTAGCACCGCTGTCGTTGATATCGTCAACGATCAGTATTTTCTTTCTACCATCACCAGACGCCATTGGATCATGAACTGTGTATCCAAATGCGTCTTCTGCCATCCAGAGATTGCTTTCTGGACCAATGTCTGCATCACGAAAACTCACGTTTAATGTGTGCATAGGAACTTCTAAATAATGACTGAGCATGGTTGCTGGCACCAGCCCGCCTCTGGTTAGTCCTACGATGTAATCTGGCCGCCAGTTAGCGTGTGTCATTTCACGAATAATCTTGTGCAGCCATGCTCGCAAGTGCTTGTCACTGTGTTTCAGTTGCATCTTCGTCTACCTCAATGTTGTGGTTAATTATAGCATCAAAAAATTTTAAACAAAATAAACTGGCAGTACTAGCATAGGTTTCGGGCAAATGAATTAAGTATATGCCACTGCCGTCGTTGAACTTGTGACTCCATTTACTGCCAATGACATTTGGTACACGAATACGATAGTGAGTATCTACAGTAGATGTGCCGCGACTGTTGTAATATGGATCATGAATCTCTTGTGCTTCAGCACCCTGCATGACCCACCAATCAACCATCTCTTGATCCAGCTTGTTAACTGTAATCTTAATTGGACGAAATGCCACCGCGCCGGGTAAGATAACTCTCATTGTGTTCCCAATCAGTTTTTGGATTACGGCCTACCAAGAAGCCCCATTCGCGTTTGTGCGGACCTGGCATGAACAAGGTCCATGCAGTTACGCCAGTTTTGAGCTCAATACGATGAAAACTATTAGGGCTACAAATGCGGAAATGTCCGGGCCCACGCCAGTGACAAACCTCGCCAACCTTAATACCATTGCTGTCAAACTCTGGAACATATTCATAGTACCCGCCTTTCAATATCAGTGTAGCGTAAGGCCATGGATGATCGTGTACATCATCCGGATCGCCTTTTAAAAATTTATGCAAAAAAACATTGAATGGAAATTTATCACGTTCCTTGAGAAATAGATAATAGCGTTCTAGATAAGGCTCGTTGTTGATTCTATCATTGATAATACGTTTGCGTCCTAGACGCTCAAGTAATTTTAACATCAACGCCTCCTACACTTGAACCTTTGTATTTGCTATCCTTGAGGAGTTCTTCCACACGTTCCGCAACTTTTCCGCCGTTGATAGCCTTGGCAATTTTTGCAGCCTCTGCTGGATCCCAGGCATAACTGGTTGAGCTTTGTGCGCCACTGTTAGGAGGTGTTACACTGCTGGCAGATAAACTTTTTGCAAAGATAGTGCCTGGTGGATAGGTTCCTGGTATAGGTGGCCACTGAGTTGTAGTAGTGGGCCATGTGACTGGAGTTGGTTGAACGTGTGGCACTGGACCAAATCCTGGTTTGAATTTTGAGTGATTGTTTTCCAGTTGCTCCAGTCTACGAATGATGTTGTGTTGATCATCATACAATCGACGCAATGGACCACTGCGTTTGCTGTGCCCGTCATGATTGCGAGCCAGTGCTGCAATAACCATTAGATGCTGTAGTGTCTTTTGAACACTGGGATCGTCACTGGTCAGTGCTTCGTCAAACAGTTCAATGAATGCTTCCAGATCAAAGTCTGCAGAATCTTTTTCTCTTGCTGCGCCCATGTTAGCCTCCAAGTTTGATGTCTTCGTTGAACATGTGCGGAATCCATCCGGATGCTGCCACTATCCAGGCCAACGCCACTGGGGAGTTAAAGTTTAGAATTACTAATCCTATGCAGGCAACTGAGATAATTCCTGCTGTAATTTGTTTGATAGTCATATTACCAATCGCCTTCTGTGCGTTCCTGCAACCATGCTCGGACCTGCTCCCTGGCTTCCTCAATGGTCAAGGCATGCACTGTACAAGTCATTATTTCGTTTCTAATAGATATATCAAATGGTACTACACCACCAAATTCAAAATCGTCTGGAACCGGTTGCATGATTCTAAAAGTTTGCATGCTTTTGGCTTTATTAATTAAAGCGTTGGCAAGGTCTCTCGCAGTTTTCATCTTGGGGCAAACTCCTGTTGTAGTTTGATGTTATCAAAGAATTCCTTTTTAACACTAGCGTCTTCTTTGAATGCACCTGCTAGCACAGTGGTCTGTGTTAAACTACTGTGCGCCATGATACCACGATTCTCGCAGCATCCGTGTACGGCTTGTACATATACCGCTACATCTTTCGAATCAGTTGCTTTACTAATCTCGCGGGCAATGTCGTTACAAAGTTCCTCCTGGAGAGTACCTCGTCTGGCGCACCACTGCGCAATGCGTGTGTACTTGCTGAGCCCAATAAGTTTATTAGCAGCAATAATGCCAATATAGGCAACACCACTAACAGGCTGATGATGATGACTGCACATGCTACGAAGCTCACTCCGTACAACGAGCATGCCCTCGTAGCGGTCCTGCGAATCGTTTGGAAATGCTGTTGCATCTGGTCCTGGTTCATATCTACCTGCCATTATTTCGTTGAAGTACATTTTAGCAAGACGTCTTGCTGTACCTTTTGAGTTAGGATCGTTCTCACGATCAATCAGTAAACGATCGAGTACTGTTTCGAACGCTTCTGTAGCTTCGTCAATTAACTGTTCTTTAACATGTTCATTGTCGATGTATTCGCTAATGTTATCGCCTGCCCAGAAACGTTTGCCTTCGCGCTTCATTTTAAAGCGAAGATAATTTCCTAGATATTTTTCTTCTTTGTAACCGCCATCACCTGCCATAGCGTCTACTGCTGTTTGGTCATTTTCGTCATGACTGACATACACTTTGTTATAAACCATTTGTTCTCCGAGTTATAGCCGAGGATGGCTAATAGTTAATTGTAAATTTATTTAGATGATTTGTCAACAGTATTTGATGGGTTATTATACCACTTCCATGCACTGTTGACTATTGATTCTAGATCGTGTTTGGGGCGCCATCCTAGCACAGCACCTGCTAAGAAATTGTTAGCAACCAAACGGTCTGGGTCACCTGCCCTGCGTTCCCCATGTTCAATATCTGATGTGCCAATCAGTCGGCCCACTGTTTGCATGACCTCTGCATTGCTATAACCACGGCCACTGCCTAGATTCAGTGTGTAGCAGCCTTCAAATGCAAACAGATACTGCATAGCCAACATGTGAGCTTCAGCTAGATCTGACACATGCACATAGTCACGAATGCAAGTACCATCTGGAGTTGCATAATCCTTGCCATACAGCGTGAATGTGGTTTTATCTCGAGCACTTTCTAACAAGCGAGCAATTATGTGTGTAGCACCTGGTGCTTGTCCTAGTGTGCCAGACTCGTCTGCACCACAGGCATTGAAGTAACGCAGATTCATAGCAGCCAGGCCGTATGCTCGGTGGTAGTCTGCTAGCATGATTTCGATCATGGCCTTGCTCTGTCCATATGGACTCAGAGGATTAAATGCTTGTTCCTCGCCAATCAAATCCACTTCAGGTGCGCCATACACTGCGGCACTGCTGGAAAACACAATAACAGGAGGACGTGGTAAACGACGAATAACATCCAGGAACATGGCAGTCTTTGCCACGTTGTTGGTGTAGTATTCTGCAGGATCCAACACACTAGGACCAACCAGACTGGTACCTGCACAATGCACAATCGCATGCACAGTTTCAGTTTGTAGGAACTTGATAACTTCGTCACTGTAATAGTCAGCAGTGATTAAAAAGTTCATGTGTGGCAGCACATGATCTCGTGCCACACGATCTACACCTATCACACGATACCCTGCATCCTTAAGATGCTTGCACACGTGACTGCCGATGTAACCTGTTGCACCGGTTACTAACACAGTCTGACTCATTGTGATACTCGATTCATGATATAAAACAATCCAATGCACATGACTGCATTATGTGCTCCTGCTAGACTCAACAGTAGCATGAGAGCTATGCAGGTGTGTAACCAGTTGATCTTGCTGTATAACTCTTTTAGTTTTTCATTCATTATATTTCCAATCTAGCTAGTTCATCTCGCAGGCTTTGCTCATCCGGATTGTATGCAATACCCTGCCACTCTTTGATTTTGACTTCTTCAGTTTCTGGCAAATCATCTTGCCAGCTGCTGATCCAGCGTGTGCCGGTCCATTTGGCAGTATGTGTCCACGAGTTCTTGCCTGCTGTTTTAACATTATACACACCTTCACGCACAGGTGCAATCTTCTTGGGGAACCAGTCCGTCATGTTGTAAGTGATGTCGTCCATGTTGGTGTACTTTTCCCACTTGCCGTCTTTTTGTGAACCTGCAATGTACATGCCAAAGTCTGAACTCTTGCCGTCAGTGTTACCACCCCAGTTGTCAATGATGTCACCATCATACTCAACATAATTGATAATTTCTTCGCCATCAATTTCGTCGTAGCCCAACAAGAGTTTAGAAACATCAAACGGTTCTTTGAGTTCAATCTCGCCTTCAAAGAATGTGCCTTTTTCATTTGAGCGTCCAATGAATACCACTGTGCCATCTGGTTGAGATCCAATGTACACTTCGTCGTTGCAGCACCAGTCTGGTGCATCGTCGGTGCCGCCATCAATGTCGTCAAAGCTGCGTTCAAAAACTGTGTCACCGTTTTCGTCTAAGATTTGTAGTGTGCCTGCACTACGACTAACACCATGTGCATGACCCATACCATCGCAGTCATACCAGGAACCTGGCTGAAATGGCCACATGTCTTCGGGAATGTTGTTTTCATCTGCATAATCACTGTCCCAGGCAAAGTCGCTGAAATCCAGTCGGCGATGTTTAAAATAGTCGTAGATTTTGCGATCCACTGTGCCCATCACAGTTTCGCCACCGTAGCCCCACATGCAGATTTTGTATGTGCGAGGTGTGAACTTGAGAATCTCAATCAGTTTCTCGTGTTCAGAATTAACAGTTTCAGCAGTCTGAGCTGGAGATTTCTTTTTCATTTGCGCCGTCCTTCAATATTGATAACATTTTACATTGTTCGTAGAGTTTGGTTAGATCTACCTGTTGCCCTGCACCCTGAGCATGATATGTCTGACCTGTGCCCCAGATCACTACAGTTCTTTGGTAGACAGCGTAGGCTTTGTCGTCGTCAAATTTCTCCCACCACACAGCCTCGCTTAACATGTCTCGCCAAAGTTTGAAGTTCATTAGAACTTGCTTTCGTGTGTATGTTTACGATAGTCTGTACTCATACGCAACCACTGTTCGCCTTTGCCTTCTAGTATGTCCACAATGCGATCAACTGTGCCATTGGTCCAGTCACTGATCTTACCTTGATTGGCATGTGGTCTCTGCAACAGTTTTTCCAACTTGTTCATTGCATCCTCTATACTCCAAGGAATGTACAAACGATCGTGATCATTGGCAAAAGATTCAGGGAAACTACGATAAGCAGGATATAGTACATTACAGCCCAGTGTATCTGCTTCTGAGACAGTATTGCTGACCCAGTCCTGTAAAGCACAATTAAATAGCACACGAGTGTCAGTAAGTAGATTATAGTAATCATTCTTTTCCAAATCCTCGTGAATTACCAATCGACCGCTGGCCTGCATTGCACGAGTACGAGCCATGTAGCTGTCGTTGTTGCTTTTGAGAGCTGCACCAGAGAACAAACAGAACTCCACAGCAGTGCCCGGATGACGCTCATACCAAGCATCAATTAGATCCATGAAGAAGTCTGGTTGCTTCTCTTGATCCCAACGTGCCGCAAAGCCCACACGATGCTTGCGCTCTGTAAATGGGCGCAGTTCACCTGAAATACGCTCACGCACTTCGCTCTTGCCAAACGCCAGTCCACTAATGTTGTAGACGGGAGCAGTCCAGCCTGCAATCTTCATGTGCATGACCATTTCTTCATTGGTGGCTAACACAGCACCACCAGAGATTGTGACAATGTCATTGACCATCTTCTCATACAGGTCCATCCACCGGCCCATGCCCCAAACGTGTACAAAGTCATCTGGGTCAATTGCTTGAGCCAAACAGCGCACGTAGATGCGTGGACGCATTTCTGCTGGAACTTGATTGATGATATAGCCAAGACTTTCAAAGCCTGGTTGGAACATGTCTTCAAAGTAAACAACATCTTCCGCAGTTACTTCGCCCTGCTGCATCATACGAACTAGATTCATCATCTGGCTCATGGCAAAGTAACTGCGACCATGTGCGTCCAGCACTTGACCCACAACAATCTTTTGACTGTTGTCAAGAGTCAAGCCTGGCACATAGCTTACTTCTAGACCGCGTTTCTCAAACACACGCTTGTTCCACTCTGTTAGTTGTAGAGTGTAGCGAGCCTTGTAAGACTCCAAGCCCATGTAATAGAGTTTACGCATTGTTGTTCCTTGTACGATAGTTGTTGTATCCGCGACCGTTGGTGTTGCGTGGTTTGAAATCCCTACGCTCGTCATCTGGTTTAGCGAACCAACGGTTCTTGATATACTTGCCGTCTACTCGACGCATGAAATCTTGCCAACTTTGGCTGTGATGATTGTAAAGGTCCTTCTCATCAAAGTAGTGACCAAAGTCAACACAGAATTGACGGTAGTTGTCAAGATCATCATAGATCTTGTTTACTTCGGGCTTCATGGTCAAATACTTTTTGAGCCATTTTGGTTGTGCCATCATTATCTCCTATTAAGCTGGATGGTAAAAGGTTTGTTCGGGTGTGCGTGGATCTCTGTAAACAATTTCACAACCGTTTTCGTTGTCTTCGCTTACACTGATAATAACATGTCTACCGGGATAGCGCAAGTTAATTTGGATATATAAGTCGTCTGCGATCATCTCGCAGCTCTTATAATCAAGTTGTAGAATGCCATCTTGGCTGTACAGAGACTCTAACCAACGTTTGAATTGGATAAACTCAATGTCTCTATCATTGTGGAATACAGAAATAGCCACTTTAAAATGGAATATGTGTCTGTGTGGATGTGCCAGAAAACTGACATCTTGCAGTTTAGGATCAGTGCCCGCAGCAGGATAGCAGTGAATGCCTTCCTTTTGGAATCTAATCCAGATCATGCGATCAGCTGCCTGACTGTTTATGTCTGTTTGAGATCTTTCTGCTTGTATGGTCATACTGACAGTCCTTCAAACTCTTTCAGTCCGTGTACCACAGCACTGATATGGTCTTTTTCTAAAAAGAACTGATAGGTGCTGGTGTTACCCAATTCACCTTTGTCGTTGTATTCTTCGCCAACAAACTCGATGCAGTACAGTGTATCTGGATTCAGACACGGTTTTACTATGCCGCGAAGTTTAAAAGCAGGGTCGTCTCGTATTAGAAATTCTTTCATTTGATTACCTCGTCTTGAGTATATTTAGACCAGTCAGTGAACACAGCACGATTTTGTAGATCATGTAAACTGTGACACCATACGCCTGGATTGGTTGCTTGAAAATCTCGGTCGTCTATTTTGATAGTGGTATTGTAATTGTATAGTTTAGCGTAAGGTAATTTTACACTAATCATTGGAATAAATCTAGAGTGTTCGATCAAACTGCTTTCTAATACCCCTTCGGCAGCAGAGACATCAACATCCAGAGTACACCAGGCGCCGTGCATCAAACATGGACCAATCATGTTTTCCCAGCGTTGCCATTCTTCTGCATTATTGACAGCAGGGTTGGTGAAACTTTGATTGGCGCCAAAGTAGATGTGTTCGCAGTTGTTCTTTTGTGCCAACCCAACTATTTTAGCTGGGTTGATTACTCCAACCACAAATAAGGTACGCATGCCAAATGCAGGCGAGTGTTCAACTTCGGTGCCAACAAAAAAGTCAACACCTTCATGCCCTTGTCTATTCATCTGTCATCATCCATATCAACGTGTTCATGATCGTGTTCCCATTGCAGTTTCTGTAGTTTAGCAATTTCGTCCTTTAAAAGCAACTTTTTCTTTTTCATTTCAGCCAAGTGATCAACTTGAACATGTGGATGATTCCGTTCCATGTCATCAATTTGCTTGTTGAGTACTCGGTGCATTTCTTCTAGATGCTTGATACGGGTTTCGTACATTGGAGATCTCCTGTTACTGAGTGGCTTCTAGTTCATTGAGTTTGTTTTCGTCAAACTCTATTTCCTCTTCGGGTTCTGGTTCAACATATTCAAACAGTGCATTGAATTGACTGTGTGCGTTCACGGTCTTCTTGCCTTTGAATCCGCGAGTGCCCACAATGTCCATCCAATAACGGCTGTAGCTTTCGATGATATCCAAACTCTCTTGCTTGGTTGGTGCAGCAAACACAGCATTCACGATGTCACGGAAACGAGCATGATCTCCTGCTTCGTTCCACATCATGTTTGGCCATGTACCAGCATCGTATTCACGATTGGCACGTTGCACCGATTCAATGTGCGTCCATACGTTATGACCCATCATTAGTGCATAACTAAAGCTGTCCCAGCTGGTCTTACCTTCCTTGCCAATCTTGTTTAGATCGCCCGGTTTGTAAATGCACACATCTTTGATCTGCAGGTGCTGGCTGATAGGGCTTTCATCAAAGTGTGGAAATATACCGTCTTGTAACACAGTATCTTTGAATGAACGACTATCTGTAGCATACTTTTTGTCATCTGCACTAGGACTCATTCTGTAACACCACTTGTCATTGTGTGGCAAATCAATGTGATGATACATCTGTCCATTGGCAGTGGCCAGGAAAGGACTGGCGCAGTCAAAGCTGATAGTAAACTGTGGATTCACATACTTACGAACAGCACGTTGAATATCTGTGAGCAGCACTGCCCACTCTAATTTGCTAGTACCCAAGAAGTGCATCCAGTCGTGAACACCTTCTTGCAGCAGGTTATCATATCGCAAGGTTACTAATCTTTTGAGAACCAGGTGAATGTCGCACATGTTCTGACCACCCATGGCCCATCCATCAAAGTGTGTGTCAGGGTATTGTGCAGGGTCACAGTAGTGTTTCATGATGTCATACCAACGATCAGCGTCAGTATGATTGGCACCTTGTAACACATTTAAAATTCTAGTGCCGCCATTGTTCTTGCCTTTGCGATGCTTCATAAAGTACTCGTTGTTGTACTTGGTGGCATCCACTGCTTCTTGCAGTGTGGAGATCTGACACTTTTCGCTGGCATGCTTGTCATGAATAACCCAAGTGGGGATATCCAAGGTCATTGCATAGTCACTGATGCCATCGAGCCATTTAAGAACAGCTTCGCGTTTCTTTTGTGCCTTAGGGCAACCTGAGTTGGCTTTCCAGTCGCCTTCCCACAAGCCTTTGGCAATCTGGAATCCACCTGAGTCACCTAGCATGAACGTGCCTGGCTCGCGATTGCGAACCATGTCTTCACTCCAGTCTTGCTTGTTGAGATCTAGATTAGCGTGGCCACCTGAATACAAACTCCACTTGTATGGAAACAGTGCCTTTTGACTGTTGAGCCAATTCATCATTTCCATGTCTGGAATACCTGCTGGCATACGAGCAGGATCCACATATGGCCCGTTTACTGGATCACGCTGCTTGCCTATGTAAGTGGCATAGAAGCCGCTGATAGCAGGTAAAAATATTGCGTAATCGTTTTGTTTGGCTGTTAGATTATCTTGACTCATGGACTTGCTTGTACCTCTCCGTGATCTGAATGTGATTCTTGTAAAGTGAGTGCGTCCATGACTTTGAATCTCTCGTAAGCATCTTTCAGTCCTGGGTGTTTTTTCATACGTGCTTCAAGATCCTGCTCCTCAAGCATTTTCTTTTGTGCCCAGTCCAAGATGCGTTCTGCTTCTGGTGTAAGTCCAACACTGGCAACACTGTTGCCTACCATCTGCCATGTGTTACCGTCAAAGATTTCCATGCACTGATTACTGGTATTGTAACGCACCTGTCCTACAAAACTTTGTGGACCAGGGCTTTGTCCTGCGGCCCAGTTGTTGTAGATGCTGGGGGTACTTGGACTACCACCAGCCACTGTTACATACCTGCCAGATTGGTATACACCCTTGATCATTTGGTTTGTGCTGGCAGTAGATAGTTGTAAACTGCAATACCTGAGTCCACAGTGATCTGCATAACACCTGCATCGCTGATCTTGAGATTTTTATCTCCGCCTAGATTCAGAATGCTGATAACTGCACCAACTGGCCAACTCCAGCTTTTGCTCAACACACCAGTAACACCATCTTGGAACACAAAGTTGCCAGCATGGCTGCTATGGTCACCAAAGTAAAACTTCAGTGTATTGTTTTCAGTCTTGCTAACAAAGGTTGGTTCGTCGCTGTTGGCGCTGGCCTGGAACTTCATCTTTTGAATACTGGCCACAGTAGGAGTAATCTCCACATTCCATTTGACCTGTTGCATGCGCACAGTTTTTAGTTTTTCGTTGATAATAGCTGACTCCATGAAACGATAGTCGTTCTTAAAGTCACCTGCTTTGTTTTCAAAGTGAATACCAACTGGTACATCTTCGCCATTGCGATTCTGTGTGTTGATACTGAGTTTGGCATCTTCCTTGTATTCTTGAATATTAAGAATAGTATTCAGTTTGCCTAGATTGGGCATACCAAATGTGCCCACAAACTCTGGCACAGGGTTTTTAAATTTAGCTTGCACGATAACACTGCGATCATCTGCAATAGCGTCAATTTTGGTTTCTTGGCTGTCGCCAGTGATCTTGACTAGGTCAATGATGCCCAATCCTTGAGTGTGTTGTACGAGGTCTTGTAAGTAGTCTTTCATTATGAATTCTCCAGTGATAGTGTATTATAGATGAATGTATTTAGATTTGTCAATACAAAGTTAAGTGCGATTTTATTCAAAAGTAAACAGTGTGTCAAATGTTGTTGCAATGTCAGTGTTCTCACCAATCTTCCAATTGAGAACACCCAACAGGTTTTCTACCTTTTGGTCCACAATAGTGGCTTCCATCAAACTGTCATCAAAAGGTAAATCTTTGAACCATTGCGGAATGTGTTGCTCGTCTGTAGGATATCCAACTGATGTATAGTTCAATGGATTCTCTTTGAGTTTACACACCACAGTTTTCATACCGTCCACAATCTGCATGCTGTAGTTGTCGTTGTACATGCGACGTAGAGTGTTCCAGTTCAGTGCAGCACGAACGTGTCCTGGCATGTTGGCACGACCCAGGCGTTCTTCTTCTCGCCCATACTTGGTCAAGTTGTTCACACGTTTGGGTGTGCCTTTCTCCCACGCAGGTCTATCTTGGAATGCAATCTTGAACTCGCGTACCTTGTCGTAAACGTGTTCTTTGGTACAGCCAGTTAGCACATCCAACAACAAACTGCTCAAGAAGTCTTGTACAACCTTGGGAGTGTCTGATCGCTTGAGATCCAGGCCCATGGCTTTGACCTTGCCTGGCTTGCCGTGTGTGTCCAATCTGTTGCCTTCTAGATCAAAGATCAACACAGCATAGCGTTTCTTCTTGATGTACAGGCCTTTCTCAGCAACCAGTTCTCGTCCGCCTTTGATCAACGATCCCATGTTTCTTGGGCAATGACAGGCTCGTTCCATAAAGCCAGGGAAGCTGGCATTAACTTGGTCTGCAATGGTATCATACAGTTGAACACAGGTTTCTTTGTTCCATTCCATGCGTCCTGCAGCAACCTCGTCCTTGATAGCAGGCCATGCAGTAAAGTAGCAGGAGTCAGTGTCACCATAGATAATACTTTCGCCCACATGATCATATGTGCCCATGATGCACTCGTTGATGTACGCATCCATATGTCGGGCAATGATACGTCCTGTGAGTGTAGTACTCTGACCAATGCGCTTGTCAAAAAATCTACAACCAGGATTAAGAATAGCACCGTACAGCGAGTTCAGGTTAATCTTTTTGACCAACTGTCTCTTGTCCCAGAATGCCTTGTCTTCATCTGTTTCTGCGTCTTTCTTTTTGGCCTGCATCTCTTTACGTTCAGCGTACCAGCGTTCTAGCAAGCCAGGAATCACACCCTTTCTTTCATAAGTGAACAGTGTACCATTGGCGCTCAAGGTCCAGGCTTGGTTACTGTCAAATACCAGCCGCCATATTTCAGCAGCACTGTGGACGGTGCTTTCGCCTGTTTCCCAGTCGATGGTTATCTCTGTACCAACCTCTCCATTCATAACAGCAGTATATTCAAGGGTACCAAACATGTTTTCCCAAGCGTCAGCAAAACTGCTGCCTGAGTCCATTTTGTCCTTGATATAACGATCTGTCATGATCGGGCGCAGTTGTCCGACAATGGTTTCTGGACCCATGTTGAGCGCCCGGATCGCAGAAGGATACAGACTGTTGATGTCGATCGCTCCAACCCAGTCGTGCATGCCTTTTTTGGGGAAAGCAACATAGGCACCTGCTGCTTGTGTGTCACCTTGATCATCGCGATTCTTTCTATTAGGAACAATAAGTCCCAGTTGATGTGCTTCGTTGATAATAGCTTGCTCGGTAACCGCTACTGCACCCATTGTGGTTTGCAGTAGCACGGTGTTATCATGCGCCAGTTCATTGGCTAGATCCAAGAAACGCAGTTTCTTATCCAGCTTGGCCAACAGCATGGTATCCTGTCTGTTGTATTCAATAAAGGTTGGAAAGTCTTTGTTGTACAACTGATCCAGGGTGCCTTCGTATTGTGTCTTGCGTTCGTCCAGTTCATACTCTGCAATAGCATCCAAACTGTATGAGTGACGTTCTTCATAGGTGTATTTGCGATACAGTTGCATGTAGTCTAGATGCACACGACCAATCAAGTCAAAGGTCAAGTTCTCTGCACCAAAGCGTTCAAAGGTACGCTGCTTGGGCAACTGTCCCCATAGGCAGTATCTGCGAGTATCATCCTTGCTCAGCACACGCTGAGTGCGCATGACCATGTAGGGAATATCGAAGCCTTCTGAGTTCCATCCGCTGAGAATATCTGCATCGTCAATCAAGTTTAAGAATGTGTCGATCAGTTCTGACTCTCGTTCAAACAAGAAACAGTTGTCATACTTGGCAGCAATTTCTTCAGCAGTTTCCCAGCTCATGCCCTTGGGTGGCACAACAAGAGTAATTAACTTGTCCATCCAGTCTAGATAAAGACTGATAGCAGTCACAGCGTTAAACGGATCGTCAGGCTTACTGAAACCACGTTCGGGGTCAAAGTCTACCTCAATGTCAAAAAATGCTGTTTGTAGTTTAGGTGAGTTGGCGCCTAGGTAATTGGTTTCAAGACAACGGAAGATTGGGTTGATGTCTGATTCCCAAATACGCTTGTTGCTGTTAAGGCGTAGTTCTTTTTGATACTCTTTGCTGTTGCGACTGTTGAAACGTGCAACTGGTGTGCCGTAGATTGTACGATACTTGCCCTTGGGGTCATCGTAGTAGAACACATAGTCTGCTGGAAACTCTCTGTATTCTCTTTGACCGTTTACACGTTCTACAACATGTATGCGATCTTTAGCCCTGTCAAACAGGGCGTCAACATAACTCATATAATATCTCCATGTGTAACTTTGAGCTTACACTGCTCTACATGCCGTTTCATGTCCGGCGAGACAATGATATTTATTGTACAAGCATTCTCACCAAACCTATTGTGTCGATTGTGGTGAGAAGAATGTAATTAGCCAGCATACCAAAGGAACGACGACTATAAGCACACCCAGCGTATATAGCACAGCCTGTAATCCAGATTGGGTACAGGACAATAAGGGGTGGATTAGGCACGGTGATGGCCATAGTGAGAGAACAGCCAATAGATATAGCCCAAGCCAGAACCTCAAGTATAAAACGAGATTTATTGCTCTTGTAGTCCTGCTTGATCCAGTCGAAGATTCCACTTAGTATGTCATTCAAAGTGTTTTACCTACTGTTTCGAGAATAGTGTTTAATTCCTCGTGGTCTGCATTGGTTTCGCCCAGCTTGCTCTTGTGTGCAATGCGAATGGCCTTTTTAAGAATGGCTGGTTTGACTTCCAGTTCTTCTGCGATGGCTTTTACTGTGTCGTTGAGTCCTTCTGACAAGGTCTCCACTTCCATCATTACCTGCATACCTTCATTGATTAATTGTGTGAGTTTGGCCTTTTGATCGGCGCTGAACATTCTAGCTGACATAGTATCTCCTTTGATGAGCTATTATACAAAATACTAATTGAAAGTGCAACTGTTTAGGTTCGCAGTTTTGCCAAACCAATAGTTCTCAAGGCATTGATATAAAACCATCCTATGTCAAATTCATACCAACGCTTGCTTAGACAGGGGTTAGCAGGGTCCAGATGATGATTATTGTGAAGCTCTTCACCGCCAATAATAATACCCCATGGAGCAATATTTCTAGATCGATCTTTTGTTTCGCCATTTCTATATCCCCAGTAGTGTGCTAGGCCATTGATTACTCCAGCTGCCCAGAAAGGGATCCATATCATTTGAATGCCCCAAATTATAACTCCTACCCAGCCAAACATCAAGGTGTTGAGCACAAGGAGAATGCCAATGCCAAGTCTACTGTGAGGCTGGTATACGTGAAGCTCCACCCAATCAGCAGGAGTGCCAGCACCATATGAATCAACCATGACTTTATCTTTGCTCGCTGCATGATATAACCCTGCTCCTTTGAATAATACTGTTAGTACTCCGAACACATGTGGTGAATGTGGATCACCGGGTTTGTCTGAATACTGGTGGTGTTTGCGATGTATAGCCACCCATTGCTTGGTGACCATGCCTGTGGTAAGCCATAGCCAGAAGCGCATGAAGTGCGCCACTGCTGGATGAAAGGTTACGCCGCGATGTGCTTGGCTACGATGTAGGTACATGGTAACGCAGGCAATGGTTATGTGTGTTGCTAGTAGTGTATAAATGATTTCGATCATATGGGTAATTTACTTTGAATAATTTTTACTGTGTCTGGGTGTATCAATACTTCATAATGGTTTGTGTGCAGGTCGATCAATTGCATGTTCTTGTTGGCACGTTGACTGTCTACAGTTACCACGCCATCGTTGGCACCGGGAATCCACGGACTATTGCCACGTGTGGTAACAATGTTTGTCCATGGGTGTTTGACTTGTATTCTTTTCACATGCTCTATAGGTTCACTAACAGGAGTGATTTCTTTAAGCAAGGTACTAAATGGTGCAAAAAATTTAGCAAAACTGGCAATTTCACTGCCGCCATATGGTGTGCTAATAGTTACTCCGCCTGCTGTTTGATCTTTGAAATGATCTGCCAGACTCAAGCAGTAGATACCACCTAGGCTGTGACCAATAAAAAACAAATTGTCTGTGACAGTATGGCGCAGCTTTTCGTGCATCGCCTTGAGATTATGAAAGAACCCGTCTTCGCTGTTGTATTCTAAAACAACATCAGTTCCAGGAATATGATCTCGCAGGTAATTAAAACTGGCTCCAGTAGCAGTAGCACCGTGGATGTAAACAGTAGTCATACTGTATTTACTTCCAGATTACCATCTTGAAACGTTCTTTTGGAATCCTAAAGTAATTGCACTTCCAGTCGCTTTGCTCAAAGAAACCCAAATGGTGCCATTCGTCTTTGTGCTTGAGTATACGCTGTCCGGCGTCATCCCAATCAATTTCTTTGATTTTAGGTTGCACCAGTTCTTTCATTTCCGTAATTTCTTCGTAATCGAATCCATCGTATTCCCAGTGCAGTACTTCAAACGCATTGCCGTCGTGATCCACCCAGTCCATGCTAAAGTCTAATCCCCATTTAGGGCGCATGGAGATCAATTGATATACTCTGGGTACGTCCACGGCCCAGTACTTTAACTGTGCCAGTGCAGCACCTTTGTAACCTTTGCGTTCAAACAACAGACTGTGATTTAGTATTGCGCCAGTGTCTTTGGGTTCTTGTGTGAACCAATCTTGTTTTAATGCAGTGCGATGACTGCGATGTGGCTTAGGAGTAGATTCGTTCGCGCTGGCAAATTCTTTTTCTAGCTCAGTTAGGTCGTATCCGTTTTGATCAAACAGTGCAAGATCGTCTGCGGTAGGAGCAAACACCAGTTTGCCAATGGAATTATTCCAATAGCCCTCGGAATTCAATTGATTGTTTGTTAGCACCAAGTCTTTCATTGGTCGACTCCTTAGCCAAATAGACTGGTGTCTTGCTTGGTGATTTTTTTGATTTCGCTGATTTCGGTTTTGGTTTCAGCTAATAACTGGCTGGCTTCTTCTACTCGATGATGTAATCCTGCCCACCATGCTGCGAATTCTCGTATTTTGGCCAGTACCCAGATCCACCAAAACACACAGGTGGTGGCTCCTGCAATAATGCAGATATCCAGTACCAGGCTCCATCCAGTAACACCCATCATGCAGAACACAGTGCCTGCAATAAAACTGGCCACAGTGGTCACTAGACCAAAGGATTGCCACGCTCTGCATTGCAGATCTAGTTTATACGGACAGGGTTTCATGACAGTGTTGATCTCAACATCCACGAATGCTTTTTGTGTGCATCCATGCGGCCAGCTAAGAAGTCTGCTAATCCTTCTTCACCTGCTGCTGTGGCCATGTCGAAAGTCAACTTGAGCAATTTGCTCATGCGTTCTGAGTCGCTTAGTAATTCACTGATCATGTCGCGATCTTGCGGAATGTCAGTTTCGTCATCAATCTGTGATAGCATGCTGAAACGAGTGTAACTGGCTGGCACAAATGTACCAGTGGCACGTATCTCTTCTGCAAAGGTATCGATGCTGCCGTAGACTTCTTCGTATATCTTACCAAACAAGTCGTGCAGTTGTGGGAACATTGGACCGGTCACATTCCAATGGTAATTATGGGCTTTCAAGTAAAAGCTGAATTCACTAGCGAAAGCAATTTTAAGTGCGTTTTGTAACTTATCCATAGTATAGTATTTATGCTCACTTTACGAATCTGGGTAGCGAATCCATCTCCGGGCGCAGCAGCCGCGCACACGGTCCTAAGGGCTGTGTTACTTGGGTACGCAGTTATTAACTCTAACTCCGCCCTTCATCTTTGTTTTAGGGTTACCAATCTTTTTGCCTGTCCAGCATTTAGGATCCAGGCGAACTTTTTCTTCTGTGAACTCGTAGCCGTCTTCTGCCATGGACTGTGCTGCACGTTCTACAGCTTCGTCAATTTCTTCTTTAAATGCGCTGTGGTTAGACTTCATGCCCACGGTCATACTACCAGCACCTTCGTCTAGTTCTTCTAGCTCTTCTGCTGGCCAACTCATGTAGCTCTTACCATTCTCATCGCCGGATTGTACAACAAACACACCGCCGTTGTCGTATCCTTCGTCTTGTCCAATTTCCCAACCAGCTGCTGCTAGTGTGCGTTCAATGCGTGGATCTTCGTCACCCTTCCACCATTGTGCAGCCATACGCTTGAGGGTTTCATCATTGAATCCATCGTCGCCGTCATCTCCGCTAGGTGGTGCAAACTCTTTGATGTCTTGCTTGTCATCTTTGGGTACAGGCTTGCCTGCCCACTTCTTTAGTGCTTGATAGCCTGCTTTGGAGTCTTTGACTTTCTTTGCCAACGCTGGATCTTGCTTTAGCATCCAACCTGGCTTGGCACCCTTGGCACCTTCGTCTACTATACCAATATAGTGATGGTCGTGTACCTTGTAGCCCTTGCGGCGATAGTGTGCAATAGCACTATTGATTGCTTTTTCTCTGTCATCACCTTTAACACGCACAGTCTTCTGGATGGTTTCGCTACGCTTGCTAACCATTGGGTGATTAGGATCTGTTACTGTAAGTCCAATGCGATGTGTAACTGGCTCTGAGCCTTCCGACACACCTCGCTGATATTCTTGTTCGTCGTCGCTATCAGCATAATCATTGTACTCAACATCACTGCTGTGGAAACTGTGCTTGCCGTAGTTGTATAGATTTACAATAACAAAACGCTTGTCACGACCAAAGTCTGCAATGTCACCAGTCTTGCCTTGGTACTGCACGTCACCTGTGATAATAACAGGATCACCAACGTTTAGTTCTTCTGCATTTTCAGTCACACTTTCATTTTTTTTACGACCGGCACAGTGTGCTCGCTGACTGAATCCTTTGGGACTGGCACAGTTGATACTGCGCTTGTATTTTTCGCTCCACCCTTCCGCCACATCTTTCAACTTACGATCCAACACACGCTTTTGTAAGCCTGCTGGCGTATGGTCAGGAGCATTGTCTAAGTGGGCTCTTACTTTTTTAGCAGTATCGGTGTCATAACTTTTGTTGCGCTTTACAATATCTGCAGGCTTGTCTTGTGCTCCGCCCCAACCTTGTAATCCACGCTTAATACTTTTGCCCAAGCCTTCCGCCACACCTTGTTCTTTTAACTTGTCTTGAATCTTTTTATAGCGTTGGAAGTTAGCATCTTTATCTGCATCAGTTTTACCAAACTTGCCAGTATCCATCTTTCGATCAATCTCACGCTTGGCATACCCAGGAACAACCTTGCGTAGAGTCTGTGGCAAGCCTTCTGCTACGCTTTCGTTTTTGGCTGTCTTGGCAGCATCCTTCCATGCTTGTGCTGTAGGTGCTTTAGGATGTCCTGCTGGTCTGCTGGTACCTGCCTTCTTGCGTTTGTTTACATTGTAGTACAAACCTTTTTTAGCAGCTTCTTCTACGCTTTCTGCTGGATCCATATAAGTTTTATCACCTTTGGGACTTTTATAGGGCTTGTTGTCCATGTAGTCACCGGCACGATCGCTGGTACTGCCTTTTAACGGAGTACGGTCAACATAGTCAGCAGCAGCAGGGTTTGTTTCGCGATCTAGATATGCGCTGTTGTCTTTGTATCTGTCTAGGTGTATGCTGTAGTTTTTTATGCCTTTGCGATTTAACAGATCTTCTAAATCTTTCTTGGCATCATCTAATCTATAATCATAAGCATGACCTAGATCTTTTTTAATAGTTTTTGTTGTACCATCTGGCAGTTGTAACTTGATAGTGGCCATGATAGGCAATGGGCCAATTTTGTCTTCAAGATCACCTGCTGCTGACATACCAGTAGCACCTGCTAGTGCCGCGGCACCTAGTCCTTTTAAGAATCCCCTACGGTCTATTTCTTCTAAGGATCCTTTGTTTTCGTTGCTAACATCCAGCATGGCTTGACGTAGTAGATATTCTTCTTCTTGTCTACGCTGGTCTAAACTTTTAAAGCGATTGCGTTTGTATCTGGTGTGCAGTTGTTTGCTCTCAGACAGCTCCTGGGTTATCTGCGCAATCGCATGCTCTAGTAACTGTTTCTTAAAGAACAATTTAACAGCATCAATGCTTTCCATTGGCCCAGTGAGTACAGTGTACTGATTGCTGGCTAGGTATTCTCTACCAGCCTCAGCATCTGCGCCAGACGGTAACCCAACAATGTGCGGATTGCCCTGTTGATCTCGTACTGCATAAAACTCTTCACCAATGGATTCTATTAGATTAACAGGTGACTTACCAAAATCGCTTATAAACATATTGTTGCCTTTAGCCTGGAATACTGCCCATCTTTTTAATCAGTGCTTGCAGTTCTGCATTCATTGGATGCGCTGGATTATTTAATACTTTACTGATGGTATCTGTTTGTGTTTTAACCTGTTGTGGATTAGGTGGTGTTGCTGTACCTGCTGCTTGACCAGCTGCTGGTTTTGCTCCAGCTGGTGCTGGTGTTGCCGGAGCACCCGGTTTAGGCGGTGTTGTGCCAGCTGGTGCTGGTTGTCCTGGCTTAGGTGGAGTAGTGCCTGCCGCCGGAGCCGCTGCTGCTGGAGCACCTGGCTTGGGTGGTGTTGTACCTGCTGGTGCTGGCGTGCCTGGTTTTGCTGCCGCTGCTGGCGCTGCTGCTGGAGCACCTGGCTTGGGTGGTGTTGTACCTGCTGCTGGTGCCGGAGTACCTGGCTTGGCTGGAGCAGCAGTGGTTGCAGTGTTTGTAGCTGGTGCACCTGCAGGTGCTGGTGTAGCACCAGTTCCAGTTGCAGCCGGATTAATGTTTGCCACCGGGCTTGTTGGTTGCCCAGCTGCTGGTGTTGGATCTGCCTCTTTAACAAAATACTTGTATTCTTGCATCAGGCTCTCAGCCAGATTGTCGTCGCAAACACATTCTTTAGAAGGACGATCGCAAGCATCGCAATATTCTTCATCTTCGGTAACGCCTTCGCTGGCACCACCTACTAGGCGACCTTTGAATGGATTCTGCTTGGTAGCACGTTCGTGACCTCTTACTTGGTCACCTGGTTTTTGTGTTGGCTCGCCTGCAAACTTGGTCATGCTCTCCAACAGTTTTTTCATGTCGCTCATTTCTTTATCTTACCTTTCTTGCGGAATGGATTTCGAGATTGTTCGTAACTGCCGCCAAACAGTGACCCTGCACCTGCGGTTGGTGCTGTGGCAATCGCGCCAGCACCAGTTGCTCCACCAGTTGCACTCTCTTGTGTAACTCTATATTTATTACGTTTTTGCTCGTTCATATCGTCAAACTTCTCACGGTCTACACTACGAGGTTCGTCATAACGATCACGCGGTTGTTCATATCGTTCACGATCTGATTGCATACGAGCTGCACGTTCTGCTTGATCTCGTTCACGTTTTTCTTTAGCTGCCTGTACTTTTGCATCCCAGGCAGGATCTCTTTTTAATTCTTGATGATTGGTACTGCCTCTGATCACACGCCCTGCTTTGTCAATACCAAAGATTGGAATTTGTTCTAGGTCACGGCCCACACGTCTGCGAACATCACTGATGTCGTGTTCTGCATTGCGTCGTACATTACCAACATCACGTTGTACCTGTTGTACTTTTCGCACAGGTTCCATGATGGTGTCCCAGGCATCTGCTTGTGCAGGAGCAGGTGATAGTGCTGCGGCGCCAGCAAGGCCCAATGCTGCTAGACTGCTCTTCCATCCTTCGTCCAGCTGCTGGTTAAAGATAACCATACATTCATTGATGTCTGCTGATTTCTCTTTAAATGCTCTACTGCGTACTCCGCCTCTGCGACGGATCTTTTCCAGCTCTTGATGTGCCAGTTCAATTTCTTGTGCAATAGGATCCAAGTTTAGACTCTGCATCTTTTTGTAAACATGATCCCATAGTGCATCGCGATCAATTTCATGACCTGCTGCTTCTAGTTCTTGTGCCAGTGCCTTTACTCGGCGGATCAATGATTGTTTCCAACCACGCAAGGTCATACGACCCATACCCACATCAGGCGCAAACTCACTGTCGTATGGATCCTGTTTGTTGTACTGATACATGCCTTCACCTAGGCCTTTGCCCACATTTCCTTTGACCGGTTTCAACTTGCCAGTGCCTTTCTTGCCAATTAGATTGTAACCACGCATCATTTGATTCAAGGTATCACCAGTGACGTCATTTTGATCGCCCATGGTAGACATAACATAACGTGGATCATTGCCATTGCGTACCACACCAACTGCTGCGGCTTCTTCACTTAGCATGTTCATCTGCCCATTGGGCCAACGAACTCCAACTTTCTTTTCTGGATGCTTGCGCTTTACTGCACTGGCCATACGGAACGCTTCATTGCTGGTTGCAGTTTTCCAATCACGTCCATTGATAACAACTGTGAAGATACCACGTGGTTCGTCTTCACCAGTTACATCTGCACGACGTTTGGTAAATGGTTTTGCATGGAAGTTGTGATCGTATGTTTCTGCCACTGTTGCGCCAGTGGGAGTCATTAAATTCTTATCTGGGTTAGTAGTAGCAACAATTTGCTTTGGGTTGTAACTAACTTTGTATGTTTTCATTGCCCAGTCAATGGCTTCCTCTTTGCTCTTGAATGTGCGCGGTGTTCCACTCACAGTACGAATCACATCGCCATCTTTCTTTAAGAACCAAGTAGCAACCTGCTTGGCTATATCCCCAAGTCCTTCTGCCATTGGATCAGTTGGAGATCTAAACGAGCTGGGCATGATTTCAACATTAAACTTTTTAGCTAGTTTAAACACCACTGGCAGTGTGATCACGCTGCCTGGCATAGCAGCCAATGTGCCCATACCTAATCCACGTAACAAATCTTTAAACTGTTCATTGGCAGCATTCATTTCTTGTTCGCTGGCCTGTCCTTGTGTGTAACGCACATAGGTATCAAACATGTCTTTGGTTTCGTTGGCCTCTGTGCCCAGTTTGTCTTTCAAGTCCAATAACCATTTTTTAACTGGATTGATCTTGTTCATCATGTTCTGCATGATGCCTGGCTCTGTGGCGGTTTCACTCATTCCGCCAATCTTGTCCATGATTTCTCCTAGAGCTGGATTGGCTTTACCGTACATCTGTTTTAAGAACGATGCACGTTTGTTTTCGTCATCGCGTATCTGATTCCACAGCGCACGGGTAGGAGTTCCGTGACTCACATCCACTGCTTGTCCATCAATGGTAATGGTCTTCTCACGTTCATCAGCAATGATCACATAACCGTGTTGATCAGCTGTAGCAGCTTGTGATAGGTCATCTGGAAGTTTTTGGAAGTAACTGGGACTGCCGTCTTTTTTGGTACTGCCTGGATTTAGACGCTGTGCATCTGGTGCTCCAACTGCGGCAATAAAGATAATGTCTTCTGCGTTGGCTTTAAACTGATCTGGTAGATCGTATGGCTTACTGGCTTCAATTATGCTGTGATCTGGAATTCCTGCGGCGTGCATGAACTGCACTTTGTCGCTGAAATTAAAAGGACTTTTTTCGCTGTCTGTTTTGTTACCAGTAACCACAAACACATTATCGCTGCCAAATCTACTCTGCAAGGACTTGAACACGTCTGCATGACCCAAATGAAAAGGCTGAAAACGTCCAGGGTATGTTACTACCACTCGACGTCCAGCCCCTTCAAACATTTCTAAAATAAACATTGTAAACTCACCAAAAGTATTACAATATTTATGCTTTTTGGACTCTAGACTAGATTATGTAGGCGTCGCCATTTTAGTGATGTCCAGCTTGCTAATATCGCCCTGGAATTCATAGTGTCCCACGTGATTTAGCAGAGTCTTGCTGTGTGCCCAGATCTCACCACCAATTTTCTGCCATCTACGGCAGAACAACCAGTCTTCTGACAGGTAGTGTCCACGCTCGTCAATTTGTACGTCAAAAATAGCATACATCATTGGCTCGTATTGCTTGCCCAAGCCAATATCATCCACATACTTGGTTTCTGGATGTGCTGCAATCAGCTTCTCGTACACATGACGCTTGAACAGCAGGAAGCCTGTGCCCATGGTATCAACTGTGTAGATATCGCCCTGTACAGTTACAGTGGGCTTCAAGTTAATAACATAGTTGATTGGCAGTGCTTTTTTAGGGTACAAACCACCAATCACATCTTTGTCATGTGCAATCATTTGGAAGATGCTTTCAGGCTGGAAGCGAATGTCAGCATCAATAAACATAAAGTGGGTGGCCTGCTGGTTAGTCATCATCTTGGCCATTAAGTTGTTACGAGCACGAGTTACCAGACTCTCGTTAACCATTGTATCCAAACTCCAGTTTAATCCTGCTTGCTGTGCCATGAGCACAAAACGCAAGAATGAAGTCATTGTGGGTTCGCTCACCATGCCGCCGTAGCAGGGAATGCCAATGTGCAAATGCACCTTGGAAAAGTCAAACTGAGTTTGACGTTGCGCACCAGACTGTGACTGCTGCACCTTGGCAATTTCTTTAAGAATATCTTGTTGTGCCGCTGTACCTGGAGGACCCGCCTGTGGGCCTGTTTCCGGTGCAGCTTGTCCAACTGCCTGAGCAGCAGCACTTTGAGCAGCAGCAGTACCAGGGATGATGATTTTTTTGCCCTTGCGGGGATTGTTTTGATTTGACATTTAGGTCCTCTTTGAAAAACAGTTTAGTATTTACTAGGGCAATCCACTGCCCTGAAAATTTATGCTCTATTGGCTTCTACAATAACACCTGCACCAGCAAGTTCTTCTGCAACTGAAGCTAGAGCTGATACTAGATCTTCTGTTGCTACGGTGCCTGGTGCTTCGTCGTTCTTTACCAACTTGCTTAGTGTAATAACAATTACCTCTTCGTGTACTTTGGCCATTTTGCCCTCCGTTATCTATATACTTTATTTATCGCTGAGAGTTTGGTACTCTTCAATATCTCTAACAAAGCGAGGATCAATTAGGGCCAACATGGTTAGTACACTTTTATCTTTTACATAAAAATAACAGTTCCATATGGAATCGTATTTCTTTTCCATTGCCTCTTTAAAATGCAGAGGCATCTCTACTAGATCACCTTGGTTGTTTAGATAGTTCAAAATCTGTTGTTTACGCTCCTTTGAGTATCTGCCTTCTCGTACCACTGCCTTAAACGGATAATCAGTTGATTGTCTTTTAACAGTGTACCCTTGCTCTAACAGTTCCAGGTGCTTGTCTGTTAATGGTTTGAAAATTTTAAAAAATTCATTTGTAGATTGATTTGGGTCAGCCACTGCCGCAGCAAACTTATACAGCTCGTCTTCGCTGTTTGAGTACACATGCAGAGTGGGCTCTTCAATTCTGAACTTCATGGTGGCTTCGTACAAAGACTTAACGTCTCGAATACGTGCCAGTAGACCCAGTTGCCTAGTATCGGGTAGTTCAAGGTGCTTCATACGCCAGCTGCCTGCAAAGTTTACAGACCTACGCACATGTTTACGATACTCCAACTGTTGATCCAGTGGAGTTTCGCTGTCTCGTAGAAAGCTGGCGCCGGAAATTTTAATCTCCAGTTTGTAGCAGTACTGATTATAGAATCGTCGATTAACCCGTCCTACGGTAATCTTAGGATTCAACTTGGTCCAGAACAATATATCCATTAGAGTCAATAGTTGGTAATACTGCAAGAGCATTTGCTTGCACATCAAACACCACTTGGTTGTCAACAAAATCCACAACCACAACACAACCGTTTGGAACATTTTCAAACAGTATTTTCTTACTCAGTGGCACTTTGATTAAATCATTAATCTTACGTGCTAGAGGTCTAGCACCCATTTTACTGTCAAAGCCTTGTTCAACCAAATGATCCACAGTGGCTTCAGTTGGGCGAACTTTCATGTTGCGATCGCTGAGCAGGTCGTTCATCTCGTTGATAAACTTCACAACAATCTTCTTCATGCTCAATTGATCCAACTTGTTAAACTTGCAGATAGCATCCAGTCTGTTACGGAACTCTGGTTTGAAGAAGTCTTTCACAGCCTTGTCATCCTCGCCTGTGCGTTCTAGATTGCGTCCAAAGCCAATGTTGTTACGCTCGTTGTCTGCTGCACCAAGATTGGAAGTGAGAATGATCACACAGTTACGGCAGTCAGCTTTCTTACCGTTGCTGCTGGTAATAGTGCCTTCGTCCATCATTGTTAACAGAATGTTAGTAACATCTGGGTGTGCTTTTTCAACTTCGTCAAATAGAATCACAGCATTAGGATTCTTTTCAATGTCACTGATCAGCAGTCCACCGCCAAGATTGCCATCATCGTAACCTACATACCCGGGTGGAGCACCAATCAGTTTTGCAACTGAGTGTTTCTCTTGGTATTCACTCATATCATATCGTAGTAGTTTCATCCCGAGGTTTTCGGTTAACAATTTAGCCAGTTCTGTTTTACCAGTGCCTGTTGGCCCAATAAACAAGAAGCTGCCTACGGGTTTGTTAATGGCCTTGAGTCCTGCACGACTTACATAAATCTTTTCCAACACCTGATCCACTGCACCGTCTTGTCCAAACAGTCGCGTCTTGATTGTGCCTTCTAGGCTGGTCAAGCTCTTGCTGTTTTCAATGTTGGCAATTTGTTCTGTTGGCAGTTTGGTAAACTTGCTCAAGGTCTCGATAATATTGGTACGGCTCACAGTCCAATCCACTGTGTTGATCTTGGCCTTGGCACATGCAGTGTCAATCAAGTCAATGGCCTTGTCTGGTAGTTTCTTGTCTGTTTGGTAGCGCACACTGAGATCCACTGCGGTATCAATGGCTTCATCGCTGATACTGCCACCATGGAAGTCTTCAAAGTGTTTGCGCAAACCACGCAGGATATCTTTTGCCACAGCAGGAGTAGGTTCGTCCACAGTCAAGCGATAGAAGCGACGCATCAGCGCACGATCCTTTTCAAATGATTGTGTGTATTCTTCCCATGTGGTACTTGCGATAACCTTGATACGGCCCTTGGTTAACGCTGGCTTGATCATGTTGGCAAAGTCTACATTGCTACCTGACCCTGCACCAGCACCACGCATCTGGTGTGCTTCATCAATGAACAGAATAGCATTGCCTTTGGCATTTAATGCTTTGATCACATCGCGCAGTTTTTCTTCAAACTCACCGCGGTACTTGCTGCCTGCAAGCAGTGTGCCAATGTCTAGGTTATACACAGTAAACCCTTTAAGGTAATCTGGAACCTCTCCATGCACAATCTTGCGAGCAAGACCTTCGGCAATGGCTGTCTTGCCCACGCCTGGATCGCCTACCATGAGAACGTTGCTCTTGTTGCGTTTGGCCAGCACATGAGTAATTTCTTCGATTTCAAACTCACGTCCAATAACAGGATCAATCTTGCCGTCCTTGGCTGCTTGATTCAAGTCGTCGCAGTATTCTTTGAGAATCTCTGTGGCACGTTGTTTGGTTGCATTTTTGCGACCTTTGCTTTCCTGATAGTTCTCGTTGTAGAACTCAATCAGTTTGTTACGATCCATGCCATGCTTGGCCATGAAGTAAGAAGCGTGACTGTTGCTTTCGCCTTGAATACTGGCAAACAGATCAATCACCTGCATGTATGCACGGCCACTGAACAGCACCTGTGTGAGGCTTCGGTTAAACACACGCTCCAGTGCATGTGTTTTTTTAGGATTACAATCGCTTTCCTTACTGATCATGTAAGCAGCGTCGTCGTGGAAGTCATTGAGATCTTTGATAAGACTATTCACATCAATCCCAAACTTGACCAGAAGGTCGTTAAATGGTTTGTAGGTGACCATGGCATGCAGTAGATGCTCCAAGGTCACATACTGGTGATTGTAGCGTTTAGCGTTTTCGCCAGCAGCAGCAATAATTACTTCAATTTCAGGATTTGGTTGTATCATGTAATGGTCTTCGCAGTTGGTTATAGAACAGATTTCAGCTGTTTCACTAGATCAATTTGTGTAGAGGTAGTTGCTTGTGGCACAGTGATGTTCACAACAACAATCAGTCCTCCTCGAATTTGACCATTGTGATTCATTGAATACAATCCCTGGTTAGGTATCTTAAACTTTGCACCAGGGCCGGTGCCTGGTGGAATGTGTACGCTAAACACTCGACCCTCAATGCTGGGAACATCCACATGAGTGCCAATGATTGCATCAAGTACATTTAACTTGATTTCGTACACAAGGTCAATACCATGCACCTTGTATTGAGGATCATCCTCAACTACAAAAGTAACAATAAGATCTCCACGTGGCAGTGTGTTGAACATGTTATCACCCAGGCCTGGATACTTGATGCTGCTGCCTGTGGTAATGCCCTGTGGGATGGTTACGTTTACTGTTTGTCTTTCGCCTGTGGTGGTTTGAATACTCACAGTCTTTTGTTGTTCTTTAAGAGTTTCTGCCAGACTCAAATGTATTCGTATGCGCAGGTCTTTGTTTCTGCGCTGCTGTCGCATGTGAGCAAACGGATCATGTCCAAATCCAGCACCACCACCAAACACATGAGTAAAGATATCATCCATGTTGCCACTGTTAAAGTGGAACTGGAAACCGTTCATTTGTGGTTGTGGATTATCGTATTCGGATCGTTTGCCAGCATCGCCCAGCGTGGCATAGGCTTCTTGAATCTTTTGGAATTCTGCTTGATCGCCTCCGCGGTCTGGATGATGCTTCATTGCCAGTTTACGGTAGGCCTTTTTAATGTCGTCTTCGGATGCACCTTTGGGTACACCTAATATAGAGTAATAGTCCATTCGCATATTCTACACGTTAATTAACCATGTGTCAAGTGGAGATCCCTATTTAGGCAATCTCCACTGACTGTTTGTACGCAAATATTTATTATTGCTTGGATTCAAGTTTTTCTTTTGTACGACCGTATGCGGCAATACCAAGAACAGCACCCATTGCAATATGATACAGGCCTGCACCCTGTAATGTCAACGGTTGCCATTGGCTGCTGACATTGCCGTGTGTTAGAGCTTGTAACAAACTCCATAGCACAGGGAACAATACAAAGTCAGCTGAGCATGTGGCCATGTAGACCCAGCCCATGACCGGACGCCATTTCTTGTTGATCCAATCTTCGCTTTCTTTGTCATGCTTGACCAGTACATCTGCACCTTGAGCAGCATTGCTGCCTGCCTGTGTTAGGTTCATTTGTGGTGCAGCTGGTGCAGCTGGCGTAGGGCCAAAGTTTGGTGTTGGGGCGCCTAGTGTAGGCTCTGTTTTAACAGATATGCCTAGGTCCAGTTTAAGATCAGCGTCTCCACTGTCACCTAGATCAGTAATTGGGGTTTTTCCTGTGATTGGCATAGTATGCTCCTTTTTGATTATTATGCACTTGATATAGCCTCTGAGATTCTACTTAGTAGAGCATCCAATTGAAGCTTTCGCTCAAATTCTTCTAAGCTGATGTCATGAGGTTTTATTTTTTGTATTGTTGCCAAGTTGTGCAACAACGCTGGTTTTGGTAACTCACCAACATGATAAACATCAATGTAACTCCTAGCACGTATGGCGTTCTGCCCAATCCAGTTTGGTTGAGCAGCAATACTGTCTAGTAGGTCTAACATTTCGTTTATCATTTTACTTCATTAAAAATTTTCTTTTGTTTTTCGTACCAGTCGGTCCAAAGATCAACCTTGATTTGGCACTCTTTGTACTGGCCGTAATTTTGTACCACCACATCAAGAGTTTTACTCAACTCAGTGGTTCCTTCTGGCACTTCTTTGAGGTCCGGACAAGAAACTTTTAGTTCCTCAGGAACATCGGGGAATGTGCGCTTGACTGGAACAGTGGTAGAACAGCCTGCAAGAAATAGGGTTAGGATCAATAGATATTTCATTTTTCCACTACCTCACAAACCAGTTTCTGTACGTACTGAGTACCATAGTTTACCTGTGCTGTGCCCAACTTCTCCAGTTCTTCTTTGGTCATTGGGCGAACATTTACAATCTTACAAACTTTCTTTGGCGGATCCGCTGCATGAACAGACGAGACTGCAATCAAGAGTATCATGAGATATTTCATTGTTTGCTGTCCTTTTCCAATGGGCCTACTTCAACTATGCCCTTGCGTGGTCTTGCTGCTTCGTTTAACAATTGAATTGCTTCTGGAGCAACACGGCAGTCTTTGTCAATGATTTTTTCAATCTCTTTGATTTTTTCCTGCACAACCACTACGTCTTGTTTTACAACTTTCACACGATCAACATACACCTTCTTGATCACTGTGTTGGCCTTGGCGCTTTTCTGTTCAGCAGCAGCAACCTTGGCTTCCATTTCTTCCACACGTTCACGCCATTGCATTTCTGTGCTGTAGCCACCGTAGAAGTATACACCACATATCAACAGAACAATACCGGCCACACGAGCAGGAGTTTTGTATGCTGCAATGCCTGGAATCCAACGAATCAAATAACTGAGCGCGGTTAGTGTTGCACCCGCAGCCAGTACAAGATATACTATGAACAGTATAAATGAACTAGGTAATAGATGCAGTAGCCACATATTATTTTCCACTCAATACATGAATAGCATGTTCAATGTGGTGTATGCGATCTTCTAATCCAATATACCCGCCATTGATTTTGCGAGTCATTAGTTTGATATCACCTGCGTCTGCTTGTACGTTTAAATTGTTGCTTTCCCAGAACCAGCAAGCACTTTGCACAGCACCTTCGTAGGTTTCTAGGAATGGAACAACATCTTCCATTGACTCTTCGATGCTGTCTGCAAAATTCTGATAGTTGGTCTTGCCAGTGAGTTGAATCAGTCCACGACCACGATACTTCCAGCCGTCGCCTGAACGTTCGTCGCCGTTGCCCATGCGGTTGGCATAGATCTTGTTGGCAATTTTTTCTGGCTGACGTTCGTAACCAGCTGCTGACTCAATGGTTGGAAAGTATTTCTTAAAGGTGGTGTTAAGACCTTTGGCACTGTAGTTTAGGTTTTCGCGTAGTGCGCGGTAGCCACCTGACTCATGTGCTGTCTGACCTAGAAATGCTGCTACACGAGCAGGTGTGTCAATTTCATAGTCAGGTAAAATTTCTTGTAATGCAAGGAACCACTGATCAACGTGTGGTGCTCCTTTTAAAATTTCTCGTAGTTTTGCTTCGGTGAATGCAAATTTGAAACTCATAGCATAGCTCCTCTTTTTAAATTATGCCTGCTGCTGCTCTTAGACTTTGCGTAAAATCATTTTTAGGTGCTTTGGTATCCACCTTTAGACCAGCTGCTGTTTTTAAACTGTCAATTTCCTTCTTGCCAAATTTATTATTATATTCATCTGACGTTTCTGGAACCAGTTTCTTCAATGTTTCAAGATCCAAGTCGTGGTCCTCCTTGTTCTTGTAATAGCGGACTCTCCAGTCCTCTAACTCTTGCTCAGTTAAGTTCATAATATCACTCATCATGTCCATGATGTTTTTAGCGCAACCTGGTTCACGAGGGATCTCTACAAACACAATGTAGTCCCCATCGTCCATTTCGCCTGAACTAACGTCTGCATCGATTACCCACTCGTAGCCTTTTTCTACAAAGCTAACAATATCGTTGGCAGGTTCTTTGCCTGCTACCTTGAAGCTGATTACAACAACGTCTTCGTCGTTGCCCAACTTGCTTTTAAATTCGTCGATGTGCAACTCATCGTGTATCAAACGTTTGAGGTCACCTCGCTCCAGACTTTCTCTTAGAATACGTGTCATGCTGGTGCTCCTGGAGTTGCTGGTGGCGGTGCTGGTGTTCCTGCGGCGCCTTGTGCATCCGGTGTTTTATAAGCATCATCATCTGTACCAGTGTTGTATGCTTGTTCAATGTCCTCAGCATCAATGGTTTCGTTTTCAAGTTCAATAGATCCTTGTGTAACGTCTTGCATCAGCTTCTTGGGCATTACAATTTCAACCAACCACACAGGTGCTGATTTTAATTTGGGCACCTTGGTTCCTGGTCTAAAATCGCTAGGGTCTTTGATCTTTGCAGGATAACTGAGCATGTCTTTTTTGTAACGTACCTCGCACCCGTATTCCAATAAACGCTCACCACCACGTGGATCGGGCATGAGTTTTTTGGGCCACATAAAGGTGCAGCTCACAAAGTACTTTTCGTACACTGGGCCTTCTACTAGCTCACCCTTTTTCCAGTTTGCAAATACATATAAGTCGATCTCATCCAGCACACGCTCAAAGTCCATTAGTGTAACCACAGCACTATCGCTCATGTACACGTCTTTGGTGTTCTGTATGATTTTTTTTAGTTCAGCAGGCATGTGTCCATTCCGTTTACGTTATTTAGCTGGAAAAAGAAATATAGGAACAAACTGAGATTTTGAAAGGCAGAATAATACTTATGCCATTTGGGACAAGATTTTCAGCTGCTGTTTACTCAAAATCCTACCCTTTAAATATTGATGTAACCGACGTTTTTTGTGCCGGTTCTACAGGAGAAACTGCACATGTCGATTTACAACTTCACCAACATAGGAGCAAGGAACTTGTCCAAACGTAAGCAAAAACTGGCATTGCAGCCAGTTGCAGATAACACTATCAGCATCCAAGACTATAGAGTAAACAGAAAACCAGTAACACTAATACCAAAGAGTCGAAATCAAGAAACTTACATAGATTTATTAAATGACCCAAGCAAGCTGATCGTGTTTGCTACAGGGCCAGCAGGAACAGGCAAGACCATGCTGGCAGTACTTGCAGCTATCAAGGCCTTCAAATCAGGAGAATGTAAAAAGATTATTATCACTCGTCCAGCCGTAGGGGTGGATGATGAAAAGCATGGTTTCCTACCAGGCGATATCAATGCCAAAATGGAACCATGGACGCGGCCCATATTCGACATCATGCACGAATATTACAAACCGCAGGAAACTGCCCGTATGCTAGAAGAACAACAGATTGAGATATCTCCACTGGCATACATGCGTGGACGGACATTTAAAAATGCGTGGATAATTGCAGACGAAATGCAAAACGCGACCCCAGGTCAAATGAAAATGCTGTTGACACGTTTAGGCGAAAATAGCAAGCTGTTGGTCACTGGTGACACACGGCAAGCTGACCGTCGTGAAAACGACAATGGACTGTTGGACTTCCAACGTCTGGTAGAACAATACCGTGAGTGCCGCTATGTGGCAGGTGTTGAATTCTCAGGCAAAGATATCCATCGTCACCCGGCAGTTGCGGAGGTGCTAAAGATTTATAAAGAAATCTAAACGAACGACTTCAAATGGGCAATGGTGGACGCATAGTTTTTATGCAGAATAGCGCGGCCACCCTTCCCCATCCATGCAGTAATATTACTCAATCGATCATCAATTAATATATCACCAGACTCACATCGTTGCCATTTGTCCTGACTGTACGGCCCAAAGAATACAGGTATGTTGGGATAGTAGTTCTGTGCCCACTGCACCTTGTCATAGAACGCCCAGGGTACATCGTTGCCTTTTGGAACCGCAGTTAAGAACTTTAGATCATAACCATGCAATGCGGCATATTCTTTACAGAATGCAACCAGATCATCTGCATATGAAGTCTTTACTAGATCTCTATAGAGTCGAGGATTATCAACCAATCGTTTCCACTCTTCTTGTGCATATACACCATTGCTAGGTGGCAATCCCAATGTACGATGTGCATACTCGTCAAAGTCTGCGACCACACCGTCCATGTCTAAGTATAATGTTGTCATTGAAATAAAGGGGCCGAAGCCCCTTGGTTAGTCTTTCTTTTCAGTGAAATCAGCATCCACAACATTTTCGTCCTTGGATGTTGCATCACCTTCTGGTGGCGGAGCAGCAGTGGTCTGTGCTTGCTTTTCAGCTTCTGCTTTTTGTGAAGCTTCCATCAATGGCATGAACTTAGGAACAGCCGCTTGCAGTGCTTCTTGGATAGCTTCTACACTATCTCCTGCAATTGCTTCGCGAATTTTCTTCAGCTCTTCGTTGATAGCTTCCTTCTGCTCTTCAACCAGCTTGTCACCGTGGTCCTTGAGATTCTTTTCTACACCCCAAAGTTGATGTTCGGCTGTGTTGCGACTTTCCACAAGCTCGCGCTGCTTCTTGTCTGCTTCAGCATTGGCTTCAGCATCTGCAACCATTTTCTGGATTTCATCTTCACTAAGACCTGAGTTGGCTTTAATAGTGATGTTGTTTTCCTTGCCAGTTTTCTTGTCCTTAGCACTCACTTTGAGAATACCGTTGGCATCAATGTCAAAGGTAACTTCAATCTGTGGCATGCCACGTGGTGCAGGATCAATGCCCTCTAAGTTAAACTCGCCCAGCAGTTTGTTGTGCTGTGCAATCTCACGTTCACCTTGATGCACACGAATGGTAACAGCAGGTTGATTGTCGTCAGCAGTTGAAAACACCTGGCTGGTCTTGGTAGGAATAGTGGTATTCTTCTGAACCAATTTGCTCATGATACCACCTTGTGTTTCGATACCCAGTGAGAGTGGTGTAACGTCTAACAGCAGAACGTCCTTTCGGCCGCCGCCCAATACATCACCCTGAATGGCCGCACCTGCGGCAACTGCTTCGTCTGGGTTCACATCCTTGCGTGGTGCTTTGCCAAAGAAGCTTTCCACATAGCCCTGTACCATGGGCATACGTGTTTGACCACCTACCAAAATAACATCATCAATGTCACTTGGCTTGAGTCCAGCATCGGTACAAGCCTGACGGCATGGCTCAATACTACGTTCTACTAGATCAGTAACAAGAGCTTCAAACTTGCTACGACTGATCTTAACTGTTAGATGCTTGGGACCTGACGCATCCGCAGTGATATAAGGTAGGTTTACCTCAGTTTGCGCACTTGAAGAAAGTTCAATCTTTGCCTTCTCTGCGGCATCCTTTAGACGTTGCAGTGCCAGTGTGTCCTTGGTTAGGTCAACACCTGATTCTTTCTTGAATTCTTCAATCAAGTGATCAATAATGCGTTGGTCAAAGTCTTCACCACCCAGGAATGTGTCACCATTGGTAGCAAGAACTTCAAACTGCATTTCGCCGTCCACGTTGGCGATTTCAATGATGGATACGTCAAATGTACCACCACCTAGATCGTAAACTGCAATCTTGGCATCCTTCTTGGCACCTTTGTCTAGACCATAGGCCAGTGCAGCCGCAGTAGGCTCATTGATAATACGCAACACTTCAAGTCCTGCAATTTGTCCTGCATCCTTGGTTGCTTGGCGCTGTGAGTCATTAAAGTAAGCAGGCACGGTGATAACTGCTTGAGTAACTTCTGTACCCAAATAGTCCTCTGCTGTCTTTTTCATCTTGCGCAAAACTTCCGCGGAGATTTGTGGTGGAGCCAGTTCTTTGTCGCTGACTGCTACCCAGGCATCGCCATTCTTGGCTTCAACGATTTTAAACGGGGAGCTCTTAGCATTCTTTTGAACTTCTGCATCTTTGAATTTACGTCCAATCAGTCGCTTGGCAGCGTAGATTGTGTTCTTTGAGTTGGTAACGGCTTGACGCTTTGCGCTGGCACCCACGAGTACTTCGTCGTTGGTGTATGCTACGATACTAGGTGTAGTACGTGCGCCTTCGCTGTTTTCAATTACTTTGGGTTTGCCGTTTTCAATAACGGACACGCATGAGTTGGTGGTACCTAGGTCGATACCTATGATTTTAGCCATTTTTTTCTCCTTAAACAAATGGGTTTGCATACGAGCCCGGATGGCACTCGTATGCAATTATTTATACCTGATTGTAGAGGAACTTGCGTCTTTATGCAAGATCCTTTGGACCTCTTGGCTTCCTGCTAGGGTGTTCTTGTATCCAACGAAGCACCACAGCCTCGCAACCATAGCAGTTTTGCGGAGCACAATCATGTATCCAGTTTACAATGTCACTGAGTGCATCCGAATTCTCTGTACGGCTCACAGCATCAAACAAATCATTGCTAAGTACCGCATGCAAAAAACTGCCTACAGGAATACCACGCTCAATATAGTCTGTTAGTGCAGTTTGGATATTCCTTGGAACATTGTAGTTGGCAAAGTCAAGCATCAATTGGTTCCTTGTTAATAGTCCAACGATACATGGGTTCAACTTCACGCAGAAAGTCTTCGCCCACATCCATGCTCACAAAGTCGTCGCCTTGCATGCCTTGCTCACTGTAGCTGATATCGTTCACAGCGTTGCGGGTAAAGCCCAACGAGCGCATGAGCGCACGGAACTCGTTGAGCCAGATACCGTCTGTATAGATCAGTCCGTCTTGATTGCAGTCCCAGGTGCTGGTATTAAAGTATGCACGGAGCTCACCAAAATCGCATTCGTCGTTAACGTATGCCAGTTTCACTTGCAGCACCTGTACGGTCTTTGCAACCTGACTCCAAAGTCCGTTGATGTCGCCGGTGTGAGTCATCCAGCTTACTTGTCTTTCGAATTGCATTTTAGAGTCCATTTACCAGCATGCAAAAAATAAAACCAGCCGCAAATGTACAGGTGTACATCACTGCACGATCACCTTGTTCAGGTGTTGGAGTAGGAATTGCGTCAACGAGTTTGATAAGAAAGTTTGTCATTTTACATGCTCCAATAGGTTTCAGAAGAAGGCGAGCAGTAGTACGGAGTATCGTAACGCTCCTGGAACTCCTTGCCACCCATAAGGTTCTTGCGAGTCACATAAGTTTCGTGGATCTCGTAGCGATAGCCATCACGCTTGAGCCAGGTGTTCTTCACAGTGTGCTCCAGCATGGAGCGATTGTCTGTGTCATAGTCCTGCTTGAGCACCTGACGCTCGCCGGTCTTCTTGCGCTTGTCTGCTTTGTAGATTTCAACGGTAAACATTATACACTCTCCTTAGCTTCCATCATTTCGCACAAGATAAACTTGGCAATATTCATCTGCTTACGAGCAGCTTCTGAATTACCCATTGCTAACAATTCTTGTGCATCGGATAATACACCCATTGCAACCATTTCTAAACCTGACAGACGAGCAGTGATGCTCTGCATGTATTGTTCGCGGATTGCTTGGGTGGACATACCGTAGCAGTTCTTTTCAAATTCAGTCATTTCAGCTCCTTATTAATTACTATGCCATTAGTATAGCAAAATGGGCCTTTTTGGTCAACCGTTTTTTTATGCTGCTTTTAGGAGGAAAATGTTGCTATTTTGCAACAAACTTGCTAGTTTTGCACGGTCAAGCGCCAGCATAACTGCTTGATCTTTATAGGAAAATTGGGCTACAAGTTGCCCTTGATACTCAACAGAGTAAAGGCTTGCAGTTTTAGTAACAATAGCACCCGTTAAAAACTCGCCCATTTTCTGCCCTTGAAATTGTTTACTAGCCACTATTTTAGCAAAATGGGCTTTTTTGGTCAACCGTTTTTTGTTACTTTTTTAACACTACTCTGCTGTGTAATGCGTCCAAGTAATCGGTTTGGCGCATGAGTTTGCGCTCTAATTCATGCACCTTGCGCTTTAGAAACTCAATTTCAGACTGCTGATTTTGTGCAGTTGCGTTCATGCCCTTGATGGTTTTTTCGTGACTCAGCAGGTTAGGGCGAGGTGGAGCATTTGGATCCACTTCTCGTTTTTTCTTGGCCCGCATGGCCTTTAACATTTTTGGGTGCATTATAACAAATATTTATCGTCGGGCACAGATGGAAACTTGATAGCCACAGTGTCTACTTCTTCTAGATAATCAATCTGGCTGATGTCTCCGGGTTCAAGTACACAGATATCACCCGCTTCGAATATCTGTCCATTTACCAACATGCGACCACGAGTTACCAGTTGTATCTCTGTGATCACCTTATGATAGTGGTTGGTGCCGTGACCGCGTGGGTTGGTTTGCCAGTTTACTTCAAAATCCTTGGTGCGGTGTACAGCACCTTCAAAGTCACCCACAAACCAGCCTCTTGCGCCACACTCACTCAGCTTTAACTTCTTCATTGACAATAGCAGGTTGTACGTTGTCCAGCTCAGCTTGCAGTTCGTCCAGGACGCTGGTCATGTATGCAGGATCCAATTGTGCCATTACTTTGGTGATATAATCACTGTAGTTGGCAAAGAAATATTTAAAGATTTCGTCAAAACTCTTGCCGGTCTGGTATGTGTTACGCTCCACACGTTTGTTTGACAGATCAAGTATTACCTGAGCATGTAGATCGCGAGTTTTTAGTCCGCGAGTGATTTCTACTTTTTCGTCCCACTGAATGTTGTCAGGGTGGTCCATCCATCCTTTGACCTGTGTTTTTACATGACGTTTGGGCTTGGCAAAATACTGTGCCACTAAAAAAATTCCTTTTGGTTTGCTCATAGTTGTCCTAATTCAATAATGGTTGCGGATAAGTTGATCTCTGCGTCTGCACAAGAATTGTGCTGTACCAGTCCTTTGCGAATTACCAGAATGGCTGCATCCTGTTGTTCAGGAGTCTTACCCCATAGATCAAGATTGTCATACATCCAGCGGAAGATTTCTTCCATTTCTTCTGGTTGTGCTTGACTGCACAACAGACCACGTGCCTCGCGAATCTTGCCTGTTTTAAACAGATGCACACAATCCAGTTTCCAGTCTCCTACACTCTTGTCGCCTTCTTTGGGCTTGTTTAATGCACCAGTGGTGCTGTTCTGCTGTACTAGATTTAAGCATTTGCGCAGATCAGGATAGGTTGCCTTGACATAACTGTCCAAGGTGTCTAGATCAAACTCCACGCCCTCGCTGACCAGTACTGTGGCTACACGAGCTGTGAATTCTGTATGATCTGTCTTGGCGATGTGTAAATCTTGAAAACGACTGTGCAGCGGTGCAATGATCTTGTGCGGATAGTTGCAGGTGAGAATAAATCGCACACTGGCACTGTAGTCTTCCATTAGGTTACGCAGTGCTGGTTGCACACTGTCTTTGTTCATGTAGTCAGCTTCGTCTACCAGTACCACTTTGAATTCACCATAGGGCATGGTCTGACAGAAGTTGATCAGTTTGTCGATCCATTCAATCTTACGACCTTCTTTGGATCCGTTTACGTACATCACATCATACTCGTCTACCTTTAGCTCGTTGATCAACATACGTGCCAGTGTGGTTTTACCTGTACCGGGTCCACCGTGAAACAACAGATGTGGAATGTGTCCACTCTTGATCCAGCTTTGAATCTGTTCTCTTTGTTCGTCGTTTACAAACACATACTGGTCTGCTGTTTTAGGACGATACTTTTCTACCCATAAGTCTTTCATTGAAACCTCATCTTTTTAACAAGAACCCTGTTGGATTCCAGGTTACTAAAAAATCTTCTCTCGATCTATCTATTTCAAAATCAGCATTGGTTTTAAGAAAATGATCAATTGCTTCGTATGGCCCTGGCATTGGAATCCATGGCAGTCCATGATTGCAAATACTGTCTTCGACTATCATGTATTGTCCGCCGGTAACCATGCCATGATATGATTGTAACACATTAAAGCATTGATCGCAATGGTGAGAGCTGTCTTCTATTACCATTACACGATCATCCGGAGTTATAAGTTGTTTGACTTTCTCTACGGATTCAGCACCGTCTCCTTGCACCCATGTGATTCTTGAATGTGCCCGTGCCAATGGGTCAACTTGATCGTGATTGATATCTACTGCAATCACACGCCCTTGCCCAAGCTGATCAAACCAATGAGCAAACATCAATGCGCTACCGCCATGGTAGTTTCCAATTTCAATGATTACTGTGGGCTTTTTTTCAAAGATAATTTCATGATATACCCAAGCATCCACTGGATTCTTGAGTGTGGTAATACCAAAATACTTAGATCTGTTTATTATTCTTTTTTGAAAAATCTGTATCAGTTCACTTAACGGAACATTGTTTTCGGTGTCGTCAATAAATTTATTCATCTTTTGAGAATGTCTACTATGCGCTGTTGCTCCCATACAGCCTCATCTGCATATTTGGGCAGTGAGTTGTATTGGTCTTCAAGCCAACATTTTAACAGATATAGTTCTTGTTTGCAATGACTTCCGGTAAAACCGTCATTGTGTGGAGAATTTATTTCAATCATGGAACTGCGCACTGCACGATATGCAGGTTCTAGGTCTGGCTTTTTAAATCCCATGGTACCTCCTCAAGATTGTTTTTGGTTGCTAACCGTTGGTTCAATATCACACGAGCATCTGATGCTGAGTCTGAGGAAACAATCCAGTGCTTCCATCGATCCGGATACTGTCTTATGGTTCTGGGCATGTAGTCATTGACCTGGCATACTTCAAACACTGTGTCGTCTTTTTTGCCTAAAAATCTACGCTCTGCAATCCGTTGATCAATGTCAAGGTCTTGGTCTGCAAACTCATTCAACCAGGTGTAATCAAATGCTTTGATTTTTTCTTTGACCCAGGTGTTGTCGCCCATGAAAGTAAAGTGCCAACCTGCATGCCAGATTTTTGCAGTACCTGGCAGTTCAGTTTCGTTGCGTAACTTTTTCTGCCCTTCCATGCCTGCAAGAAACTTGAATCTAGTGGCCAGACACGGAATATGAAATACCATTTTCACATTGTCCGCAGTTGTGTACTGAGTCATAAGATAGTTTAACTTGAATACAAACTGTGCTACTCTTAGCGAAAAATGATTCACAGTGGTTGGAGTGTCTCGAATGGCTCCTAGTGCAGTGGATCTAAGCAATTCGTCACAGTCGGAACTGATGATCACATCATCAGGGGCAGCATCATAAAGTCCACGTTTCAGTTGTTCACGATCCTGTGTTTCATTAACCCATGGATCAACGTCAGCTGGTGTAGTAATATCAATCAGTCTGATCTTGTGGTGCCAGTCCTTGAATCTTTGCCAGTTTTCACGCAGATACATGGGCTTTGGTTCGCCCTTGAATGTACGGTTGGCTTCGCCAATAACAAAGTAGTCTACTCCGTCACTCATTTCTGTCAGTTTGAGTTCCAGCATGTCTAACTCGTTGTTAAACAAGAAGCAATCGTATATTTTCATTTTTAACTAGGGATTATTTTTGGAACATATGGAACGTTGCGGGGACCGTGGCGTTGTTCAAATAACTTTTTAGCTTCAGTTAGATCCTTGGCATACACACGATCCTTGCTTTCACCCTGAGGGGTACGCACTGTGGTTTCGTACATGGGCATTGATATACTCCTTACTCGTAGAGAGATTTTTTCTGTGCAACAACTGCGGTTGAAATAGTGTCGTCGATGCCCGGATCAGTGTCAGACACATATATGATACAGCTTGGATCCACTCGGCGAATGGTAAACATTTCGTCGCCTACTTCTACTTCGAGACCTCGACTCCAACGACCGTGTTCAACCAAGATCCATTGACCTACTGTAACAGCATCCTGTTTTGGGCCTACTGCATACACCTTGGCCCAGCGCGGACGAATGCCTTCTGACTTGCCGTCATCATTTAACAGTAGAATACCGCTGCTCAATTTACGACCGGTGAAGTCCATGTCACGCACAATGATGTTGTCATTGAGTGGATGTAGTTTGCTGATTTTATGAGTGAATTTTACTGAACCGCTGGCCGGAAAAAGATCAGCGGCGCCCGAAACTTTTTTCGTTGCCATTAGAACCTCTGAATTGGTTTTTTAGGGGTTAATAGTTTTTGCTCTACCTTGGTGCTCTTAGCCACTGCATCTGCTAGACTGCCACGCAACTTCTGACCTGCAGGTGCAGTTGTTTGAGGCATCTCTGCATCTTGTGCAGCAATGTCTGGATCCAGATCACTAAAGTCATCTGGCACGAGTTCCTCGTGTTTAGGCAGCTTCTGGTTAGCAATTGATTCTTTGGTGTAAACCGCATTAGTTGAATAGTATTCAGTCATTACTTCGTTACGTGTTTTTACCACAACGCCACCAGGGCCCAATTCGTCGCCTCGAGCATTAACTTTCATGTTACCTACTGCAATTTCTTCCTCGTTGCGTAAACGCATAGCATCCATATCAACTGGCTTGCCTTGTGCTGAACGGTATATTTTACCCATGGTTGTTCTCCTGTGAACAGTATTTATTTTAAAAACTCTCGTGGATCTAAATCATAGTATAAACTATTGATCTTGTGTACTCCAATTTTGTACAGTACAAAACTGGCCACACTACTTCCACGACCCACACCCCACACCACGTTGTTTTGACGTAGAGTGTCTACTAGATATTTCATGTAACGCAACAGATCAAAAGCATCACGCTCTTGAAATAGTAACAGTTCTTCTCCGCAGCGTTGAAGCTCTGCAGAGTCACTGCATTGCTCTAGAACCCATGCAGCTATGTCCATGGATTTGTACTCATCTGGCATGCGCCAGTGTGTTTGTTGAGCAGCATCAAATTCCTCTTGATTTGCGCTGCCCCAGATGTACAGATCCAACAGTGGAAAGTCCGCATACAATGCGCCCACTGCTTGGTTGTACTTCGCAGGATCTGTGACATAGAATCGCGAGATATCTAGATCTGGCTTTTCATACAGCAGATTACCCAACTCGTATGAGCTAAGATACGCTATGCCACAGTTGTCGTAGTTCATTTGATGTCAATGATGTTTTTAAGATTAGCACTGCGCTTTTGCAATTCTTCCATTTGTTTTGCATTGCGATTTTGAATCTCTTGTTGATAGTGCCCTTGTAACATTTGAATCTGCGGAATAGCCTGTGCTGGTCCAAATCTATAGGCTTGATTCAAACGAGATACCAAGTCGTTGTACTTGGAGTGTAACTCTTCTGTGGTTAATCCGCTAAGATCTGGAGCCAATGGATGAAACATTATAGGTCATTTGCCTTTCTGTTTTCGCTGTAATGAGCGTCAAACTTGCCGCCTGGATATCGAGCTTCCAGTTTATTTACATTCTCTTGAATTACATCGTTAGGATCTAGGTTCAAAGCTCTGCAAGCATTGATCCAGTACCACATGACATCGCCCAGTTCGCGTTTCATGTGGAACACGTTTTCTTCTGTCAAGGGCTTGCCTTGGAAAAACATCTTTTTAGGAATTTCGCAGAACTCGCCAGTTTCAGCAGCAAGTCCTAGTGCAGCAGTTAACAGCAGCGGCACATTGATATCTGGGCCGTGTGTTTGAGTTGCGTCATCAAAATTACCGTCTAGTTCGTCCAGACGGTTCATAAATGTGGTTAGATCATTTGAGGGTTTGCTGGTTACAGCTTGTACAAATTCAAAATACCGATTAAGATCAATCATTGAGTTCTCCTATCCAACACAGTATACGCTATGTTGGATAGGATGTCAACACATTAGGTAAGTCTTGTCCACTTCAA